CTCCGTCACCTTCCTCAAGCTCACGTAAATCTTTCAGACTCGGATAACGTAGAAGAATACCAACATCTTCATCCAACATTACCTGCTTACCCTTTTCCTTATATCCGAAATTTTCCGCGACATATGGAATATAATCTTCTAGTTCTTCATTTAATTGTTCAATCTCGATTTCATCAACGACAATTGACATCTTGACTTTATTCTTGCAGATTCTATAGGTACCATATTCAGGGTCCGTGAACTCTGTCGAATTATCAACGTTAGGACATTTTGTATTCTGGAATACGATGCTTAATGTGTTCGATTTTGAAGCTGTCATCAATTTCAGGAACATATATTCCATATCAATCTGAGTCATATCGACAGCATCAAAATCTGCGTTGAGCATACAGTTATTGATAATCTGCTTAACGGCGTCGATCATTTCAGAATAACTCTTACTCTCTGCCGCAACTAATAGAATGGATTCTTCCTTGACGGTGTATGGACGATATTCCAGTTCCTTTCCGTTAGACGGTAATTTTGCTCTATAAATTTTGTGCTTGATTGTTGGTAATGCCATAATATAAACTTCTCCGTTAAATGTTGCCTAGAACTGTGTTGACTGATGCTAATATTGTATTTACTGGACCCAATATAGAACGTTTTGCGTCGATGTACTCTACACTCCACGAACGATATGCAAACCCTACATTAAGTTTACATATTTCGTTCTGTGCAGCCCATGATAGATCGACCTGATTTTTCTGGATTGGGAATGCGTCTTGGTATGTATAGATGCATTCGATGTCACCTTGCATGTCATATTTGTATACCTGCACAGTACCAACATAGTCATTATAATAACCAACGTCATATGATGAGAGTGGATGTTGTTCACCAGATTTTGCTCTAGGATTACAATCGACTACCATATTCATCCATTGGTTGATCATTTTATCGACTTTCCATCCTCGTTCAACAAGGAATGAAATATTGAGGTCTGTATTCTGTGTCATGGACTGTCCCATTGTGTAGGGATTACCATAGTCTTGATATTGAACTGGTACGATAGCCTGTCCGGGAATTGATACGGATTCACATAAAAATCTTAGTTTCTGTAGAGTAATCTCTCCTTTATAGAATTCTTTAACCCCATCCGTTATGCTTTTTAGCGACGTACCTATGCTATTATCGGTACCGAACCCACTACCTTCCCTTATTTGATCTCGTGGAGCTTCGACTCTGATAGAGGAACCATTAGTTGTCTTTTGTCCGCTTCTATCCAATGGCGGTTGCATTCTAACTTCAAAATGTGCAGGATGGCTAAATCCTGTAGTTAAAAATCTCGCACGAAATTCGTTTATATTAAATGGCACGATTATTTACCTATCATTCTAATGGAGTCTGACCAAACTTTGGTAGACGATGCTTTACGGAACTGTTGCCATGGTAGAAACAGTGCCATATCCCATTCAATCGGTTGGATAGGATAGAATTTTGAACGAACATGAGCAAATAGATATTGCTTGAAACACGGCTGGAAATACTTAAATTTACTTGCACCCTTCAGCATGTTGTACGACAGGTTCAATCTAGTATTTTCGTTTATATCTTTATTGGTTGCTGTCGTATACAATGCATCCATTAACTTTGCTCTTAGTATTGGCGGTAGGTAATGCATATTTAGTCCAGTAAACCCATTTGCGGTATAATCGACCACAAATATTAAAGGAAATGCGTCATAATATGGTAATTCATCTTTAGTCTTTGGGTCATACGAATAGAAGTACATGCTTCCGGGACTAATCGATAATGTGGGGAATGCTTTATCGACATCATTATCCTGATTACGTTTAGCTAATACATCCTTATAAGATTTCGAACTTGAGATACTTGCTGCTGCTTTTTGGCGGAACCAATTCTTCGAATTTGAAACATTCTTGGGAACACGACCGCGTTTTGCTGCATCTTCTAAAATCTTTTCAAATACTGTCTTATCTTGATCGAACTGTTTTGGTGCTTCATCGACTGGTGTGGCAAGATCAATTTTACCGTTCTTGGTCTTGACAATTTTGTACTTACCGTTAGCCAATTTGATTTTAGCGTAACCGATATTCTGCTTTTTGTTCTTGCGGGATTCGTTTAATAGATTGATTAGGTTGTTACCAACAGCCTCGGTCAGTTTATCGCCAGCAAAGGCACCCTTTATCAAACTCGTACCAACAACCTCAAATGATCCAAGTACAGCAGACCCAAGTTTATTCAATACTGTCTTGTTATCGTCTTCCATTATATTTTGATACCTAATTTACCTAATGATTTTTCTGTCCAGACCTTAAAGATCATTTCATTCTTACGAGCATAGTCCATAGCTGCACGCCATTTCGCATTATTCTTTTCCCATGTCATTAAACTTTCCATATATGATTCGTTTATTTTCTTTGGGGTTTTTGGTGGCTTGGTCTGAGTATCTGGCTTAATCTCTATCAATATCTGTTGGCCATTTTTGAACTTGACCCAGAAATCTACAAAATATCTATGATACTGGTTGTCAACAGGTGATATGTAAGGGATGACAATTTCTTCTGATGAAAATTGCACAACATCTGGATTTTCGTCGCACCACTTGAGAAACTTTAGTTCCCACGATGATCTAAAGGTTATCATTTTAAGATTTCCTTTATATTTACTTGAATTTTTAACCTGATACTTACCTTTATAGGAACTGCGCATATTTCATCTTAAATAGTACACTATTATATTTACAAAGAGTTTTGAATGGAAAACAGTGCAGCTATAAGAGACATAAACAACTTTCCAAATAGTGGTCCCTTTAGATCGGAATACCCAGATGCCGCAAATGGTAAGTATAAAACATACACCTTTCCGTCCAATCTCGGTACTTTAGAAAATAGACACTTTATGTCCATTGCAGCAATAGATCAATCGAGAAGTCGAGACGTGTCAGATGCTGGAAAAATTGAAACAAGAACATTTTACAATTTTCCATTGCCAAGAAACATCACAACTGGTCTTAATGCTGGATGGGAAACCGTAAATGTCGATTCCGTATTCGGTGGTGGATTCCTGATTGATCTTGGTAAATCTATTGCGCAGAATGGATTGAACGGGTCAGGTGGTGGCTCAGATATTTTAAGCACGACATTACAGGACATAAAAAATGGCGCATCTAAAGTCACTGAGACACTAGCTAATGCTGGTCTAGGTCTTGGACTTAGAGCCTTGGCAAATGCTTCAAGTCTGACAAAATCTCTAGTAAGCAACATCGGACTCGGTAGTAGAAACTATTCATCACAGTTCTTTGAAGGTATGAGCCTGAGAGAGTTCACGTTCACATGGGAATTTCTACCTAAAAGTTATGCAGAGTCGTTGGTTTTACGTGAGATGGAAAAGGCGTTTAAGGTTGACATGACACCAAGTACAACTGCTATCAATCAATTCCTTATAAAGTATCCATGCAAATTTTTGATAATTTTCAATGCGATATCATCAGATGGCGCGGAAATATTCGAAAATACCTACTTACCAAAATTAAGACCTTGTGTATTGACCTCGGCAGTTTTTCAATTCAATGGCTCCGGTGTAAACAGTTTCCATACAGAACAGGGAAATATAACTGAAGGTTCACCCCCACTATCAGTCAGCGTTGCACTACAATTCAGAGAAACAGAACTACTATACAGCGACGATTTCAAATTGGATTACGTAAGATAATGTCATATTTCAAAAATTTACCAACTCTAAATTTCTATGGTACTGGATCGGTTGATTCCGCGTCCCTGATTTCCAATGCTCCCGGATTACAGAAACAAATCTCTTATGGTGTAACCCTTAGAGATTTAACTATCAGATACAAAATACGTGAGGATGTAATCTCAAATAATGTCGTATTCTATCCGTATACGTGGAACGATAATGACCGACCTGACACTGTAGCCGCCAAGTATTACGGCAATTCTTCGTATTGGTGGGTCGTGTTCTATTCCAATAAAGCATTCAACTACTATTTTGATTTCTGTTTGGGTCAGGATCAATTCCTCAAATATCTTCTCAAGAAATATGTCAAGACGTATTACCCAAATAGAGAAACATGGCAGTTGACTCTCAATGAACGAAACACACTTCTCAATACATTACAAATAGATATTTCGTATTATAGATCGGTCGATGGTGAGATTGTGGACAAGGCATATTATGATTCATTCTCTCCGACCGATCCTAATCGTCCAATTCCTATAACTATCTATAATGACGAAGAAGTACGTAACGAAGCTAAACGTGAAATCAAGCTCTTGGATAAAAGATACGTACAACAGGTACAGTCTGAATTAGAGTCTGAAACTAAAGTTAGACGAATCAGAGGTCGATAATGGCTGATGGAAATGTAACTGGGTATAATATCCCCGGTAATTATGTACTAGATTCTATTGCAATTCAGAATTTTGATAAGTCTGAGTCTGTGGAAATGCGCGCTATGGTACAGAAAATGGTCATAGAAGAATCCATAATGTCATCCGCTGTTCATGGATTCATTGACGTTCTGGATACTGACGGTCTTCATGTGGATTTACCTATTTTTGGTCAGGAAACATTGACTCTAAAATACTCAACCGAAAACAGCGACAAATATCCAAGCATCAAAAGAACTTTCAGAATATACAAGATGGGTAGTAAGGTTCCAACCAACCTGAATGCTGTAACGTATAAACTATATTTCGTGTCAGAAGAATTGATCAAGAGTGAAAGCACTAAAATACAAAAGTCTTATAGAAATCAGGCAATATCTGATATCGTGAATGACGTATTCTTAACGGTCAAGAATGATGTTCCAATTAATGTTGAACCAACCGTCAATACCCAGCGTATAGTAGTCCCTTACATGTCACCATTCAAGACACTGAATTGGTTGTCCACATTTGCGGTCACTGGTAAAACACAGAATACATCGTTTCTATTTTATCAGGACAAAGACGCATTTCAATTCGTCAGTGTACAGAGTCTTTTAGAAAAGCCGTCTAAGGGAACATTTGAAAGGGTTCCGGTCAAGAATAGAGAAGTGACCGGCGATTTTAAAGATCGTAGTATTCAGAAAATGATAATGAATCAGATGTTCGATAATCTATCATCATTATCAGAAGGTGCCTTTGGCTCAACCGTCCAGATATATGATCATTTGACGAGAACTTATAAAACTCAGACGTATAGATATGATACGGATTATGATACAAGAAAATATCTAGAAACTGGTACGTTCGATACGTCAGCACTGTTCACAAAGGATGCTGAATTTTTGAATCCGTTGGCATGTAGAAAATTCATAATCAGTTCAACATCACAAGTTGATTCATCTTATATACAGAACAAGCAAGTAGACAATGAAGTCTTTTCCAAGAAACGAGAAGAATCATTGAACGCTAGATTGAGTCAGATTCTACAATTATCCCAGATAAAAATTCACATTGATGTTCCGGGCGATTCTAGTTTGACATGTGGGGATGTTATCGATCTTAAAGTTCCTTCATATGGTATCGAAACTAAGCAGAAGCCTAATGATCAATATTATACTGGAAGATATTTGATTCAATCTATTCGACATGTTTTTGATGGAATGATCTATACATGTGAAATGGAACTATTGAAAGATTCTGTAAACTCAACACATAAAAATACACCAAGTAATGATAAGGGGTCTAACGAGAAAGCATAATGGTATTCGATAAATCAAGTTATGGAATGAATGGTTTTTTCTGGTTCTTTGGTGTTGTCGAAGATCGTAAAGACCCATTAAACTGCGGGCGTGTAAGAGTCCGATGCTATTATTGGAATAATGAAGACCCTACACAGGTTCCAGTAGAGGATTTGCCATGGGCGCAAGTCGTTATGCCTGTGTCGTCAGCATCGGTGTCTGGTGTTGGTCATAGTCCAACCGGAATAGTTGAAGGCTCTACTGTATTCGGATTTTTCGTTGATGGTCTTGAAGCACAGATGCCGATGATCATAGGAACCGTCCCAGCAATACCAGCAGCAGTCGCCAACTATCAAATAGGTTTTAATGATCCTAGAACAGATACGCAGGGATTTCCGAAATATGTTCTAGGTAACACCCCAAGAACATTTCCAGCGTTTGCAGATGAGCCAGATGCTAATCGACTAGCTAGAAATGAAAACATAGATCAGACGATTAATTCATTCAAGGTTCCCGTTGACCAGATTGTATCTGCAAGTGGCACGTCGATATCACAACCATCTGATCCATATAATGCCAAATATCCATTTAACCATGTATATCAATCTGAGTCTGGTCATACTATAGAGGTCGATGATACTCCTGATGCAGAACGTATTCATATATTTCATCGATCTGGTACTAGAGTCGAAATTTTTCCAGACGGCTCCATAGTCACAATTGGTAAGAACAATTCATATACCGCAATAGATGGTAATGGTGTTGAGCATGTTAAGGGAACTAAGGATGTTGTTGTTGATGGTAATGCGACATTAAAGATCAATGATATGACTATTCAGGTAACTGGTGGTGATTATAAATTATCTGTCGACTCTGGTAATGCGACATTGACAATTAATGGCAATCTAAATATGAATATAACAGGTGATGTATCTGAAACTATAGGTGGAAATTTGACCCGTAATGTTTCAGGTTCAATCAATGAATCAGCTTCCTCAATTACGTACAATACTCCTAGTATATCAGCTAGTGGTACAATTGTAGCAACTGGAAATGTAACTGGTGCTGGTATTTCACTACAAACTCATTCGCATGTTGGTGTACGTTCTGGTGGCGATGTTTCCGGTCCACCAATCTAAAGGGATATAAATGGCAAAGATTAATGGTACTTTAACCGTAACAGATAAAACGACAACCGCATCATTAGATGTAGGTGGTACTACTAATTTATTCGGTCCTGTAATTCTTGGTAATACGTTAACAGTAAACGCTCCAACTTCTGCCTTACATGCTGCGACGAAACAGTATGTGGATGATATAGCTGCTACGAAGCTTAATATCTCTGGTGGAACCCTGACAGGCCCGTTATTGCTTGCTGCTGATCCAACGGTCGCATTACAAGCTGCCACCAAACAGTATGTCGATAATCTAACAAATGCTTCTGGTGTCACTGTCACAACTGCACCGGGAAGTGGTGGTTCTGCAAATGAACCGACTTACATGACATTAATAGACCCTTCTAGCACACCTACGGCGGTAGTGTTGAAGAATCTATCAAGAGGTCCGGGAATTTCACTTTATAGTGGTGCTGGTAGTGGTCAAATTTATATTGCTAATAGACCGTATATCGGAATAGATGCGTCAGATTTTCCGGCATTCGTAAGAACAGACTATAGCCTCAATACACAGAAAGGTAGAATGTTTTACCTAAAGGCTCCTACTGGTATATCAGGAACACGCAATGTAAGACTGTTGATTGATAGAATCGAGTTCCCTTCAGCCACAGATTTAGGGGCAGACTTTGAACTTGATGTAAATGAAGGTATCGTATTCAGTATAATTGTTGATAACACTACAGCATTTGTCAGTAGCATAAGTGGTATATTATTCAATAGTGTAACAAACATACCAATAAGTTATCAGGCATCTCCATATGCAGGTTTGATTCATATAGAACTCATGATGATTCGTAGAGCATCAGGACATTCTATTGTTGTGAAATCTATTGAAGAATTCGATACTGGCTCTAGTGGAGTATTCGGACCAAATTATATCTACCGAAATTCTAAGAATGTAAACAAGCCGATTTCTTCATATATCACAAGTGGCGCAACTCCAGCCGATATTAATATCGGCTACGAAATGATCACAAGTACCAATTTGATATCATCACCAAGCGGTCCTGTTAATATTGTCGTCCCAACAACTTCAACATTAAACATTCCTATAGATTCAGAAATAATTATACACAATATAGGAACATTCCCATTTACTCTTGTTCCTGCTAGTGGTGTCACATTCCTAAATAACTCCACAAGTCTCGTATTCCCACAATCTAGAAGAGTTGTTCTTCGTAGATATTCTGGTGAAAATTGGATAATTACTAATCATGATGGATATGCAGATAGTAAATTAGCACTATCTGGTGGTACGTTAACCGGAACCCTCACACTCAATGCCGATCCTGTATCAGCGTTACAAGCTGCTACCAAACAGTATGTTGATAATGCTCCATATACAAGTTTCTATGAACTTAGAGCGACATTCGTTAATGGTGGAATAGCTGTCGTTGCAGATGATGCTAATGTAGTCTACATAACTATACCAGAAACAGGAAACCTACAATTCTATTCATTGTTTGGTAATGGTGGTCCAAGTGGATGTAGTATCGACGTATGGAAAGTCCCATTCGCATCATTCCCACCATCAGTAGCAAACAGTATAACAGGCGGTAATTATCCGACGATATCCGGAACATCAAGTGCATCTGATGGTGTACTTTCTGGATGGACCAAACCAGTTAATGCTGGTGATGTAATCGGAATCAAATTAAGAACAAATGGTTTATTCACATCAATATTTTTCACACTTAGAGTATCTGTATAATGTCAATCAATTCATACACATCACCGATTAACCACACCACTGACGCCAGTTTTAGACAATGGGGGTTAGATTTTTCTAATGGGTTAACCGCTGTCGGTTTAGTTCAAACTGCCGATACTGGTCAGATCAATTGGACGACTGTAACAAGACCAGCAATTAACGTTTCGGCTGGTTATGAAATTCGCCGTTCATCTGACTCAACGATATATTATAAATTCGAATTTGGTACCGCTGGTACTGCAACCTTTCCGCAGATGTGGATCACGGTTGGTCAGTCATCTAACGGTGCCGGTACACTTACCGGGCAGTTATCGACCAGAAATATTTGGACTTCCGCATCGACCCCAATTTCAACGACAACGCCGTACTCGACTTTCATGTCAGCAAGCGCAGATATGTTTGCCGTTGTGTGGGGACAGAATGGTTTCGCAACTGGTGCTGTTGCTCCGGGTGGAACTCTTGTCGTTGGAAAAACTGTCGATAATACAGGTCTTCCGACTACGATTGGATATACCGTATTACGTCAGGTGGCTCAGACGAACTTTGCAATGCAGTCTGTTAGAATCGCCGCAACTGCAACGACGTTCACGGAATCAACATTCTTCTCCATAGTTCCCGGTGCAGTTACATCATCGGTAACTGCTGGTAATAACCAAGCTTATTTGATGTGGGGTAATCATCCTGAAGTATTACCGAACCTATACTCAACAACCGTTGTTGCTGCTGAAGTTCCTGAAAATACTACATTCAGCGTCGCGTTAATCGGTGCGACATCACATACGTATTTGTGCATTGGTGGATTAGGCACGACTAACATCGGTCCTGCTAACGCTAACGCAACCACATATAGCTTAGCATTTTTATACGAGTAATATATGGCATTCGTTCCTGCACCATCAACCGCAATAGCGGCTAGACCTTACTCGGCAGCAACAGAAAAACCTGCAACTGGGAAACTTGTGGCTACTGTTATGCCTGCTCCAGAATATGAATTCGCTGGTAGATCGTATAATCCAACTGTTACAGTTATCCCACCACAGATGTTGGCAGGAGTCTTGATTGCTGCACCAACTGTTACAAAGGTGGTTGTAAATACTGGCGCTAAAAGTGTGGGGTATGCAGGCTAATGGCAAAAATTAACGGAACCTTGAATGTAACGGGTCTTACGACATTAGAAACTTTGACCGTCAATGGCGCTTCAGTATTTGGCTCGTCGGTCATTGTACCTGTTCCAGTAACAGATTTTGAAGCAGTTACTAAGAAATATGTCGATGATAATCTAACCGGACAATCAGCACTAAAGGTCAACAAATCTGGTGACACAATGAGCGGGTTTTTGACGCTCCATGCAAACCCAACATTAGATTTTCATGCTGCAACCAAACAATATGTTGACATGGTTGTCGGTGGCATTTTTTACGTAACCGGACCATCATCCGCAATAAATAATAATATTGCACTATTTGACGGTACAACTGGTAAGATAATAAAGGATGGATTGACAAGTCTTGGTGATCTCAATACCGCAACACAGACGGTAAATGCGACCAATAAAGCTACACTTGTTGATGCCGATAAATTACCTGTTGCTGATAGTGAAGCATCTAACGTATTGAAATATTTCACGTATTCCAATCTTAAAAGTTCTCTGTCTACTTATTTTAACACACTTTATAGTAATAAGAACTATAGTGTTGGGTTTGGGTTCACGACCACACCAACTGCATCCGAAATACTTTTGCTTCATACATTCTCAGAAACCATAACTTTCCCGGATGAATTTTTGGGGTCCGTAGGAAGAATCAGAACGAATCCGACCGCATCGTTCGTCTTGACAGTACAGAAAAATGTGGCTGGTAGTGGTATAACAACTGTCGGAACCATTACCGTGAGTACGGCTGGCGTATTTACTTTCACCACAACTGGAACAACTGTAGTATTTGCACCAACAGATGAGCTTGCAGTAATAGCTCCAGTTACACCAGACACGACCGCAGCAAACGTTTCAATCAATTTATTAGGGACAAGATAATGCCAATTCCATCATATTGCGACAGTTTCATGTTGTATGATACGACTGTTTTGACTACAAAATATTTGTATATTACCCAGCAGATAGGGATAGCTACAACTGGCGGTAGAAATAATGGTAGATGCCTATCGCTAAACACTGGTACTGCTTCGTCCGTTGGAAACCCAGTTGTAGCGGGTAACAATTCTATCAATATGGCCATAAGATTTAAATCATTGGAACTAGCTCCGAAGATTTTAATGACCCTACGTAATATAGCGAATTCCGTACACCATTTAACCGTATTATACACATCGACTGGTCGTATCGAATTCAGACGAGGTGATTCTACTGGTACCCTATTAGCTACAAGTTCCTCGGTGTTGAACGCTAACGTTACCCATTCTATAAGCCTGAAATATACCGTAAATTCTACTACCGGGTCATTTAGTGCAAATATTAATGGTACAGCCGATTCAGGATTAACTGCATCGGGCGTCAATACACAAAATGGTGCGTCGGCAGATATCACCGCGTATTATATTGGATCAAGTACACAGAGTCCCGGCGCAGGAACATTGTTAGTTAATGATTTCGTTGTACGTGACGGATCATTCCCATTACTTGGTGACGTTTATGTTGACGCTAAAGTTGTAACTGGACCGGGAACGTATCAGCAATTCACACCATCAACTGGCACAGACCATGCAGTATTATTGGACGAAATTCCACCAAATACTACCGATTATGTTTCGTCAAGTACGACAGGCCACAGAGAAACCAATACAATATCACCGTTAACCGGAACACCGACCATCTTATTTGTCCAAGCAGCAAATTACATGTATAAGAGTGACGCAGGTACAGCAATTGCCCGATCATTGATACGAAGTGGTGCAACTAATGCATTCGGTGATCCTACAACATTGTTCGGAAGTCCTACTTATTACACGACATCATTCGACACCGATCCAAATACAGGTGTTGCATGGACGGTTGCGGCTGCTAATGCCGTTGAAGTTGGTATAGAGAACGCGACCTAATCATGCCAGTTTCGACCGATTGGAGACTAAGGTTTCCCTCAAGCTATAACGCAAATGGTTATTTAGGGTTGGCCGAAATAGAAATGCGCGCAACTATCGGTGGTGCTGACGAAACCACAGGAAGAACGGCAAGTGCATTTATATTTTTGGGCGGATTCCCGCCAAGTAATGCAATCGATAACAATTCCGCGACTTTCTATACAACGGGTGGAAATTCACCGCCTGTTGGTGGACATTGGATAGCTGTAAATTTTGCATCAGCAATTCAGATTGATCAGGTATTGGTTCAAGTTCGACCAGATGGTTTCAGAGAAGACCCTAAAGATATGGTTGTTGAATATCTTGACGGTACAGTATGGACTCCATATTGGAATTGGTATTTCACGACAGCTTGGACGGCAGGGGAATCCAGAACAGCAGACGTTGTTTCCGCATCCGTACCAGCAACAGAGCGACTTTCACAATCTAGTGCTGATCTAGTATATTCAGGAACACCATCAATTAGACTTTCACAATCTAGTGCAGAATTACCTTACTCTGCACTCCCTTCAATACTACTCAGTCAGTCTGGTGCTGATATTGTCTATAACACTACACCAGAAATAGTATTGAGTCAATCTGCGGTAGAATTTGTCTACTATATCAACCCATCTGTATCGCGTAGAAGATTAATGACTGTTATCAACTAACAGCAGCCTATATTTGATAAATATAATACAATTTAGAAGAGTACATAAATGTTACTGAACGGAAATTTAATTTTACCCGGAACCGTATATGTTGGAATATCTCCAACATTGCCAGAACAGGTCGCAAATAAAGCATATGTTGATGGTCTTTTGGGTGGCTTCATAGCTCGTTCAGGCGACTCTATGACTGGACAGTTGATATTGTCTGGCGCACCAACTAATCCATTAGCGGCTGCAACGAAAGCATATGTTGATAGTGTCGTTAATAACGGGATATCAACAGAGGGCGGAACATTCACTGGACCAGTGTATCTATATGGTCCACCAACACAACCATCAGAAGCTGCTACGAAAGCATATGTCGATAGCGTATCAAATACGGTAGGAGAAAATCTAGGAACTGGTGTTGGTATATACGCACAGAAGGTTTTATCATCATTACAATTCAAATCATTAACTTCCGGAACCGGAATAACGATAGATGATATCGGTAACGAATTGGTCATAAATTCTACGTCGTCAGGTACAGCATTTGACCCTGCCGATTATATTGCCGTAGCTGGTGGTACAATGATAGGGTCACTGTACCTATCAGGCGATCCTGTAACTGGACTAGAGGCAGCAACTAAGGATTACGTAGATACTAAAACCGCATTTCCTGCATTTGATGTTCATGCATATTATCCGGGAACAGTTCCATCTAGTACAAATATTGTCAGAAATCCCGTCGCTCGTGATGTCACATTTGGTGCTAATTTCGCTTCAAGTTACGCAACGGCATCGGTAGCTGCAACTGCTGAAACCACATTTATAGTAAACAAAATTGTCGCAGGGGTTGTGACTCAGATAGGAACCATCGTATTTGCCCTCGGGACAACAACTGGCACATTCACAACTACTGGCGGTCTGGCTATAACCATAGTTGCTGGTACTGTAATAAATATATTATCACCAGTAGTTCCAGATTTAACACTTAGCGATGTTGGGATCGCACTTCACGGAACTAGACTAAATTAATTGGAGATTTAAATGGCATTAATAGCAGGTGATGGTATTGGATATTATGCAGCAGCACAGGTTCCGTTAAAATGGACTGCTGGCGCATCACAATACGAAGTATTTACGACTGGTGGTAGAGCTAACGGACCAAGACTTAGATTAAGTTTTGGATTTTTCGGTGGATGGGTACGTCGAATCGTATCCGGAAGTAATACTGAATTGATCGTTGGCGTTCGTTTTAAACCAGAATCATTCGATTGTCCAATCTTAGGATTCAAGAATATCGGAACAAACTCTGTTCATGTTCAATTAATGTTGGATAGTGCTGGGCGTGTAAAGGTCAATCGCAATGGAGTTAATGGTACTCTTTTAGGTACTGGTGCAACCCCAATTATAATGAACGGATTGACTTATATCGAAGCGCGAGTAAATATCAATGATACTACTGGTTCGGTAGAAGTTCGATTAAATGGATCGACAACTCCAGATTTATTACTGACTGGAATAGACACTCAACAAGGTGCCGATCCAATCATTGACATGTTCTATCTTGGTGGTGATACATCATTCGGTGGAGCACCAGCAAGCTATTGTGACTTCTATCTTTGCGACACTACGGGATCATCGAATAACACATTTCTTGGTGATATTAAGGTCAGTTCACTTATTCCTATCGGAGATGGATTCTATCAGGCATTCACGCCATCATCGGGGACAACTCATCACCACATGATCGATGAAATTCCACCAACATTAACGGACTACTTGTCGAGCGCAACAACTGGACAAAAAGAAAGTGTCACATTGACATCTCTTGGTGCTGCGTTGTCAATTAAGGCAATTCAGGTACATAGTTATTTGACTAAATCTGACGCTGGTTCTGCGATTGCAAGACAATTCATAAGAACAGCATCGACCGATTATAATGGTAATTCTTTGACACTATCAACGGACCCATTATACGTTACAACTATATACGAACAGAACCCGAATACCACAGCGGCATGGGGATTGAGTGAAGTCAATACTGTTGAAATTGGACTTGAGAATATTACCTAATGACTGATGTATTACTGCAACAGTATACTGCTGAAACGATCTCGTCATCATCTAGCGAGACACAACTACAACAAAGTTCGTTGGAAGTTGTGTCTGCTTCTGCTACTAATGTACTGTACGGCCAAGCTTCAACTGAAGTTCTTCACACTCCACCAAACCTAATACTTCTACATCAGATGATGGTGGAAGTATTTTATATTGGTACTACAACGTTACCTGTTATATTCATGACATCTTGATAAATAAGTATTCATAAAACAAGAATAATAAAATGAACAAAAATAAAAAAACCATATTACTCAAACTCAGCAGAATTTTCAAACAGCCATCGACATACTCGGCAATATGTGCGTTGTTGGTCGCATCTAAATTTGGAATTCATATTGACCAAGGATTTATCACAGCTATTACAGACTTCGGAATAGTTGTGGCTGGTGCAGTCGGAATCTGGGTAGACGAAGCAGCACCACAGTAATGTATTTCTCTGGATTGACATTCTATCAGAAACAATTACCGACTTGTTTTGGTTCGGTCGATTCGTTCTATGGAATGACCGGAAGTTCACTCACATTCGAACAGGTTGATGCGGTAATTCCAATCATAGATGGAGTCGTAACAGAAACCCCACCGAATCTTGCTGTTAGTATAGATTTGGTTGATTCTAGTTGCGTCAGTAAAATTGACATTAGACCATCAGGACCACTTGTCATATCTGATACATTTACTGGTGTCAACGGTACTGGAATATCACTCCATAGCTCTGAAGTTGGTAGTGGCTATATCAAACAGTATATTAATGCACCAGATACAATGGTAATCGTTGACGGTAAACTACAGACGGACGTTGCTCAGAATGGTGGTGGACCATCAGTATTCAGTAACCTATCTAAGAACCCTTTGACAAATTTCTATGTGGAATTTGATGTATACTATTCCCCATCAAGCAATAGTGAAATTATATTCGGTTCGTTGTACTACGACTACTACCCATCTAGAATAGATTTAGGGTCAACCAGAATAATTAATTTTTACGAAAATACATTAAACATATACGCAGATACGACAACGAATACATTCCAATTCTACAGTCGTGATAACGCAGTATATAATCTATCAGATTTCGGTATCGTATTACAAACCACGCTACCATATAAAGTCAGAATAGAAATTACAGAAAAATTCTTCACCAGAGTCTACTGTAACGGGATATTGATCTTTACCGAATACCGCACATCTACAATAGTTCCAGATTATTTTGAAACTAATCATACGATGCTCGGCGTTAGAGAATATGACACCTTCGAAAATGCACCAAAATTTGACAACTATAAAGTCGGGTTAATTGGTACAGTTTTTATGACTGCTGACTCTTTCATTTCGAGATTCGATATGTCATCCGACCTTGTAAATAATTTGGTATTTGGTGCGCGTATATCTATCGAAGACCCGACACCATTCCCACTCGAAATTGTCGATAATGTTGTGGCCACTAACATTCCATGGGGTAATATCGGATATGCATGTGAATTGTATCTCGGTGACGATGCCACAACGTTCAATCTGAATCTTACTGGTGTAGAAGTTGGTTATAGATATATTCAAATACACAATGATCCAGCAAAAACCTACCCGACATTCACGTATTCAGTTAACGGTGGAACCACCGCAGCTATAACATACGGATTAACAGGCGTATCTTTATATGGATCGCACGTATCGAATATAAGATTTTACTGGAACGGCACAACTATGACATACGAAGCTGTACATCTGACACCATAATATGATTAATTTAACTGCTTCATTGACTACACCACCGACTAATGATTCCAAGTCTATAAATTTCAGATACGAAAGATCGTTTTCTGAACCCTTAGCAGATACGATGAATTTTAGCGTGAGTGATGGGTCAAACATCCCTGCTGATGTTTACACCGCACCAATTGGTCCCGGTGAAGAAGGATATTGGGCAACTAGATTGATATGGACCGATGGCGTAATGTCAACTGAAGCTGTGTGGGTGTCAAATGGCATCGTTCTACACTACGATACATTCACCGCGATAAATGGAACAAAAATTGTTAATTCTCCATATTTCCCGGATAAAGGACTACCGTACTATTACGGTAATGAAACGCATCCATTAAGCACTAGAACTTCTGGTGACGGTACGGCTTTGCAGGATGATTGGAATGGTTTGAGAATAACCAATAATGGGCTACAGCAGTTAACGCAGCCCGTAATTGAATCTGCATATTTCAGAGAATTGTATATCTCTATTGGTACAGAGAATCCAGTTACAAATTTCTATCTGGAATTTGATGTCACATGGTACGAACCAACTGTTGACGATGAAAGTTATTGGTCATTATACATCGGAAACGGTTCTATAAAAAAGAGAGTATTTGTCGGGTACGCACCAGACGTTTTCCATGACAGGGGTGAAACTTGGCATCAAATAGAATATAACGGGTATAGTGGACCCGGTGTTAACTATACCGGATTTTACTATCAAAACGCACCGGCTACAATATATTTGGGTGAATTGATTGGCGGTGTCGTTTATGGTCAGCCGATGAGATTTAGAAGTGAATATATCAAAGACGTTGGCGTTAAGCATTACATAAATGGACAATATGTTGGAATGTATGCTGGCACTCTTGGCTATTTCTATGCAGACAGAATAGGGCTTGAGTTTATAGCATATACATTCCCATCGAAAGATTTTATACCAGCGGTATTCGACAATCTTAAAGTTGGTCTGATCGGTACAGAATTCCTAAATTTGCAGACGTATGAGAATAATATGTCTAATATTGGGCCATTCCTGAATACAGTCTCAGATGCCCCTAAATGGCCGACCAGATATAAGACATCTGATATCATACTGACGGGGGAATTCGTCGTTGATAAGTATGTTGTCCCTAGCACTATTCCTATTAGCTGGACTAAAGATGGTCCGAAGTCACAACTATTCACACAGTACGACAACACCGGATTCTTCCATTTCAATATTTCGACTCTGGAAACCCTCAACACAATATTCCTAGACTTCACTGATCTTCCAGATAGAGTGAGTAGAAAATCTTTTGGTATAATTCGTAACGGCCAGAATAGAGTAAATTCTCCGAACATCGGTACGCCAGCATATCTAGATGCACTAATTGTCAAGTATAGAGTCGGAACATCAGGTCCATATAAAACAGTCGCATTCAATGAAACCTTGACCAACGTATCCCAAGTATATTTGATTTTCGAAACTGATGGATTCACAGTTTCCGTTTATGATGCCAGACACTCTATATACACATAACTACCTATAAATACAAAACATATTATACGGTATAGATAAATGGCAGTTACAGATCAGTTGGTTCGATATAAAGACATAGACCTTACTCTTGCCTCTGTACCATCAACAGGTGACATTTCTGTTTATACGGACGAACGTGCCATCACACAGTCGATCAAAAATCTAGTTTTGACTAGACCATACGAAAGACTGTTCCAAGAAAATATTAGATCACAGGTGTATTCAAGTTTATTCGAACTTAATACGCCTATAACACGTAATGCTATAGAACAGAGTGTAATAAACGTAATCACAAACTACGAGCCTAGAGCTATCGTACTTTCCGTGATTGCAACAAATTCACCAGACGAGAATGGTTATAAACTAACTATTACATATATTGTACGCACGACGACACGACAAGTTACATTTGATTTCATTTTATATAGAGTTCGATAATGGCCGATAATACAACTACAGGATTGACAGCGAATCAAAATTTCGTTGAGCTTGACTTTTTCAATCTAAAACAAAGCCTGAAGAACTATCTAAAAAATAGACCAGAATTTTTAGATTACGATTTTGATGGATCGACTATAAATCTATTGTTGGATAGCATGACGTTCAACACACAGAACAATGCATTCTATTTTAACCTATTGGCATCTGAATTCTTCCTTGGAACCGCACAAAAGCGTGAATCCGTAGTATCAAGAGCGCAGGAACTAGGATATACCTCACGTTCCGCTGCATCAGCCAAGGCTATTATAGACATTAAATTAACATCTAGTAATATCGTAAACACTAGCCTGATCATTCCGGCTGGTACGGTATTCACGACATCTGTTGATGGTAAGACCTACAAGTTTGTCACATTAGATGATGTTGTGTCAACTGATCGTGACCTTAGCACCCTTGCAAATAAGGCAATATTCTCATTCTATGGTGTTGCCATTTATGAGGGTAGCCCACTCGTTTCAACCACAATCATCAGTAACGCAACATTATCTGGCGTCGTAATTCCTAACCAAAATATCGATACTTCACTGTTGAGAGTTACCGTAGCCGAAAGTGCATCAGTAGACTTAGCTATCGCGTACAGTGTCGGTACGAATTTGTTGGATATTACTCCGAATTCTAATGTATATTTTGTCGAAGAAATCAACGATCAGCTTTATAGAATCTCATTTGGTGATGGTACAATCGGAAAGGCCATTGCTGTTGGAAACAAGGTTGTTATCAAATATCTCATTACTTCAGGTTCTAAGCCGAATGGTGCAAGGCTGTTCACTCTGGCATCAACCATTTCAACGGTCACCGGAGTTTATAGTTATTCTGTTGTGCAGCCGGCTCAAGCTGGTGCAGATATTGAATCTATCGAATCAGTTCGATTCAACGCGCCTTTAATTTACTCCGCACAGAACAGGGCAGTTGTTCCAAAGGATTATCTGGCCATCATCAACCGCGAATATACAGGGCTTAAAAGTGTCGTTGCATGGGGCGGTGAAGATAATGTACCGATTGCATTAGGATACGTTTTCATTTCAATTAAGCCTAATGATAGAGAAGCACTGACCAATTCTGAAAAATTGGATATTGAGACAAATCTAAAGGACAACTATTGCCCGGCAGCTATCATACCAATCGTCGTTGATCCAGAACTAATCTATCTGAATATTACAGCAACAGTAAAATACAATCCTACCGTAGCTGTGGCTGGTCCAGATTCTATCAGAGGTAAAATCACATCCGCTATAGTAAACTATGGAGCAACTGACCTAGACCAATTCTCACAGTATTTCAGATATTCGAAATTATCTAGACAAATCGACGGTGCTGATATTGCGGTCAATAACAACAATATTGTTGTTGAAATGGAAAAGCGTTTCGTTCCTAGTCTTGTAACTGCACGTTCGTATAACTTCTTCTTCAGAAATCCTGTAGAAGCGGATGCTGGTGTGTTAACTTCAAATAAATTCACGTATAAAGATTCTGCGGACGTTGAGTATCCAGATGCGTATTTCACAAATGATATCAACGGTGTCATATCAGTCAATTACACATTAAATAACACTACTCTAGTTGCAAATCCTAATATCGGTAGACTCGATTTTGCAACTGGATCAATATCAATCAATAATTTTCTTGCTACACGTTTCGGTGGAACTTTAGACCCACTTGGAAAAGTAACGGATATAAGACTAAAATTGATTCCATTAAACCAAGACATTTACCCTGTACGTAATGTTATTCTCGTCATAGATCAGGGTGGAGTAGTGGTAAACATGTTACCGGATAATATTTCATAATGGCAGATTTCACATTAACAAAGATACTTGGTGATTTAGTAGGTCCATCTTTATCTAATTATTTTCATGACCAGACTGTGGCATCTGTCACATGGTCAGTTGTACATAATCTAAACGATCTGAATGCTCTCATATATTTCTATGATGATGCAGCAAAGATCAATATCGTATCTGCAATAAACATCGATTCTAATACAACAGAATTGACGTTCAGTGAGCCGACTATTGGTGGTATTCTAGTAATATCCCCAAGACCACAAGAATTGTTTATTGCTGATATTACAGTACCAAATACTGTCATCACCGTAGAACATAATCTTAATGAACTGTACCCTGTCGTCCAATCTAAATCATTGGCTGATGGATCGGTCATCCCTGATGATGTACGAGTTGTCAACGCGAATACTGTAGAATTAACGTTCTCTGTAAGTTTCACAGGACAAATATCAGTATTCTCAGTATCTCCTGAATATTCAAACGTTGTGCGAAGTGTCTACCAGAGAATAGTCGCAAGCACTTCATGGATAATCAACCATAATCATAATGACTTAACACCAATTTTCATATTCTATGATGAGAATTCTAGAGAAATCTATCCCGATGAAGTGATATTCGTTGATGCGGATACTATGGTGGTTAACTGGGCTGTTCCTCAGATGGGATCGGCTATCATCGCATCATTGAATTTAATTATTTCCAAGAGTTGTGGAACTGCTGGAACTGGATTGGACCCTAACCCAGAGTTTGCAGAATCATTCCTATACGAAAATACGTCAACAAACACAAGCATTACAGTCGTTCATGACCTGAATGACATTCTGCCTCTTGTAGAAATATATGATGATAGCGGCTCTGTAATTCTGGCAAACGAAGTCACGGTTATTGACGTTAATACTGTACTGGTAAATTTATTCGAACCACAAAACTGCAACATTCGTGTCACGACTGTTCAGGGTAGTTCTGCATTCATTTCGGTTCAGGCCAACCCAGTCAATATCTGGTGTATCCCTCATGGTCTGAATGATTCACAGGTAATGATTCAGTTCTATGACTTGAATCGTAATAAGATAGTTCCGCAAACATCTGTTAACCTAAACAACAATTCTACCGAGGCTACATTTTTAATAGCTCAGGCAGGTTATGCGAAGGTCGTATCTCTAAAATATAAAATCAATAACGTTGATACGTATCTTCATGCTCAACCGTTTGTTTCGAACACTTGGTTAATCAACCATAACAAGAGAGACAATAACCCAATTCTCGCTTTTTATGATCTATCCGGTAATTATTTGATTCCGGATCAGATACTATCGGTTGACGAAAACAATACAACTGCCACGTTCCTAAGCGCATTTCGTGGATATGCTCGATTTATAACGACTGAAAATATCGTACCTGATGTAGTCGTTGTCGATAGATTCACCGATAGATTCAAATCAATTGTCCCATTCATTGCACTACAATTCCCTGAATTCGCTCGTGCATATGATTATGCGCCAACATCAACTGCAAAGGGCAACATTTTAGTCACATTCATGGAAGCATATTATGAATGGCTTGAACGTGCATTGCCATTGAACGAGTCGCAGGACAATATTCAGTATCAGATAAACAATGCAGATTTGATATTCAGTCTTGAGTATGGTGTCCAGAGATTCTTCGAATTATACAGAAATACCTATCTACAGTCAATTCCATATTTCTTCCAGAATGGAACAAACGTAAACCCTGCACTATTGATCAAAATAATTCGATCATTCTATCTGACCAAAGGAACTAAAAAGGCGATCAAATTCCTATTCAATTTCTTGTTCAACGATCCGACTGCACAGATATCATACGTTACCCCAAGACTCCTAACTTCAGCCGCAGCTACAGTATCGGTTAGATCGTATGTGAGAGTAATGTTTACATCTGATTTATCGACGGACGATAACTATAAAATTCTATTGGGTCAGACGTTGATAGGACAACAGTCGTTTACGAGAATGACAGTTCAAGGATTTAGAGTCTTCACGGTCGGTCAAAATTCTGTTCTTGAGATAGAAGTATCTAATATTTCCGGTGAATTGATCTTAGGTGAAAATCTAACTGGAACTGTAACCAACGTCGTAGGCGATCAAACATTTACTGTCACATATCAGTTGATCCCGTATACAATCGCAGGTAAATTCTCGATAGATGCACCGGGAACAGGATATGAAAAATTCAAAACTGTATCACTAGCCACATCAGGAAACGGACTTGGATTCAGTGCGCAGATTTACGATGTTGACGTAAATGGTGCGATAACTGATTTGAGAATCGATGATCCGGGTATCAACTATACAGTGGCACCTACGCTGGATTTGACCAATTTGGGTGACGGTAACGCAACGATTACAATATACCCTTCAATAATCTATACCAATATAACAACTGGAACTCGTTATTCCGGTCAGGCTTCTGATATTCCAAAACAGCAGACTATAACGGTATTCACTGATTATACCTCAAGATATACGAATCTAAGAGACTCGACTATCGGATACACCTTCTATCCTACTGTCGAAGATTTTGGACCTAACAAACTTCATGGTGTTGTTGTTGGCGAAGGTATGCAAATAGTCCAAAATTCTGATATGACAGATTATGGATTTGCATTCACTGGTGTCAATGACGGCACATTGTCAAATGGCGTAAGTTTCGGTATATCAAATGTATTGTCTCCAATCACCCCATGGACATTGGAAGTTAAACTAACTGCGAACTTGTTATCGAAGACTCAGAGCGTCATCGGTAAATGGGGCGCGGATTCTATTGATAGACATTTTGTTATACAGATCGATGACAATAATAGATTGGTTGCCAGTGCTGTTATGTTTGGGTCAACGATCATCGTATTACAGGATACTGTTCCATTAAGCGGGTCTACGGATTATGATATTGCGTTGGTATGGGATGGTACTGTTCTATATCTATTCAAAAATGGTAACTTTGTAACATCTGCACCATTTGCACGTATGCAGTTACCTTCTGAAAATGTCAGTTTTTGGTTGGGTAGAGACGACGACGATAAGAATGGTAATACCCCTAACCCATTCAGCGGAACCATCTACCAAGCTCGTTTGAGTGGTGTTGCTAGATATACTACAGGATATACACCAGTAGCATACACTTTAGATGACGATACAATATCATTATATGAACTGAACGAAGTCAGAGAAGATTTGCAGATTGGTACTGGTACAATCATAGCATCAGCACCAGATGAATACACCTACTATATCACATCACAGACTCCTATTAGTCAGTATAGAGATATCCTGAAAGCCACTGTTCATCCAGCAGGTATGAGATTTGTCGGAAGATTCATTTTGAGTTCATATGACACTAATACCCATAAAGCTGAAATGTATCACTATTATCACCCAGATGATGCAAATTTCAACAATCCGCTATATTCTACTTCAAGATTCTTCAAGATTTTGACGCTCAAGATTGCAACGAAACCAAACTCTGGTGATGAAACATTGACCGCAGTATGTTCAGATTTCAATCTAAAACTTAAAATTAACCCATTGGCCATATCAGAACGTCTTGGTAGAGTTAGTGTTATCGATGATTATGGTCCATACTTGATAGATTTATTTGATACATATACATACCCGAACACGTTATTTGGTAACACAATGCCAGCAAAACCAACTGACATTGACCCAAATTCACCAAACAGAACGTCATACGAATCGTTTGGTTTTTACAAATTACACCATTTTAGTAAATATACTAGAGGTGGTGCTGAAGTGACAATAATATAATTTAGAGGAACATATGGCAAATCCAGCATCAGCAGTCGTAACAGATCAGCTTAGAATCAGTAATGCTAAAAATTATCTGGCGGATGTTATCTCATCCAACTATTATCTAAGTATCGGTAAGGTTGACACATGGCCTGTAGAATTGAATCCCGAAATCCCTCTAGATAATACGTCATATAGAGACTACAAGACTTGGTTCGACATGCTCGGCGCCAAGAAAATAGTGACCGGGAATACGAGTCTGGTATTGAGTCGTTATAATTGGACTATCAATACCGTATATGCAGCATACGATTCAGAAGATTCCGAATTATTCAGAAAACCATTTTTCGTTCACGTACCAAAGGTCGATGGTTCAATCAACGTATACAAGTGTATTGAACGTCCTATCAACGCCATGGGAACACCACAGCCATCGACTGTTCAGCCGTCCGATGAAAACGTAACTGGTGGCCCTAATGGTGCAACTACTTCTACTGCCGCAAGATTGGCCGATGGTTATATCTGGAAGTTTATGGGTAATGTCAGTAGTGGTGATGTTGCACTATACGGTACTATTCAATTCGTTCCAATCAAAACAATAACAACCAATGACGGCTCTGCACAGTACCAAATTCAGCAGAACGCAATTTCCGGTGCGATATTCTCAATCAATATCACGAACACTGGTACCGGATACACTTCAGCACCAACCGTTCAGATTAATGGTAATGGTACTGGTGCCACGGCAGTTGCAGTATTGTCTGGAAGTAATGTCGTCAGAGTTGACATGACCGCATTTGGTACTGGTTACACTTATGCAACGATTGTGCTATCAGGTGGCGGTGGAACAAATGCTACCGCAAAAGCTAACATCGCACCAGTCGGCGGTCATGGAAAGGATGCAGAACGTGAGCTTGGCGCATATTTTGGAATGATCTTTGTTCAGTTAGATAATACTGAAAATTCAACTCTACCAGTAGACAATGGGTTCAGAAGAATCTCACTTATAAAAAATCCACTGTTATACGGCACATCAACCCTAGCAACATCATTGAATTACCGCCAGACCTATAGATATTCAGTTACAAGCCAATCCGTAACGCCATTCCAAATCAATGAAACAGTTTCACAGGCTGTCACGAATCAGACTGCCGTTGTTGTCGATGTGGATACGGTCAATAACTTCATATACCTAACGTCACAAAGCAACATTTTCGACACAACCAATAATAGATTGGTAACTGGTACAACTTCAGGGGCAACATGCATATTTTCTGCTCAGGTTGCCGGTAACTTACCGGGACTACAACCAAACTCCGGTATTATCGGTTTCATCGAAAATCGAAAAGTTGTAAATAGAGCTTCAGACCAGTCTGAAGTCATCCAAATTGTAATTGAATTTTAATGTGTTGGGTTGAATAATAAGAGGATATGTTAATGCCACCATCAATAAACGACAACACGATCTCAATTTACGAAGTCGGTAAATTAAGCGCGGAAATATCTAACCTAGCATCAGTATTCAAGGAATTAAGTCAAACAGTGAAAGAGAATGCTCGTCAAATTGATGAGAAATTCGAACGTATTAATCAACAGCTTAGAGAAATTGTTGATACCCATACTTCTCGTAGGGAATTCGATGATTTGAAGGTCGAGGTTAATAAATTAAGAATCGAGATTGCTACAGTTAAACAGACCACCCACGACAATGCAGTAGAAAATGCGTCGAATAGATTCATTATAAAAATAATGGGTATTGTAATTTCGAGCGCGACACTATTGTATTTTGGACTACAGGCAGTACATTAATGGCCGTCCCGTCTAACAGAAACGAGTTTAAGGAATATTGCCTACGAAGACTGGGCAAATCCGCTATTAAAGTGAACGTTACCGATCCTCAGATTGAGGATCGTATAGATGAGGCACTATTATTCTGGAAAGATTATCACCATGAAGCACGTTATATGACATACGTGAAGCATGAGATAACTCAGCAGAATATAGATGACAAGTTTATCGTTCTACCTAATAACATAATATCAGTTGTCAAGGTATTCAATACTGACATTGGTATCACTTCAGGTATTTTCTCTCTACGTTACCAGTTGCATTTGAATGATCTTTATGATCTAAGTTCAACCAACCTATCAAATTTCGTCATAGCACAGCAGTATGTCAATCTAATTCAGGATGTTTTATCACCACAATCTGCAATACGATTCCAGAGTGTTGAACATACCCTGAGATTTGACGCAGAAACATTATACAAGTTCAGAGTTGGTCAGTTCATCATCCTAGAAATATACACTGAAATTGATGAAAACGTATACACTGATATTTGGAAGAATCGTACATTAGCGGATTTGGCTACTGCGATGATTCGTCGTCAATGGGGGGAAAACCTTAAGAAGTATCAAGGTATTGTTCTTCCGGGTGGATCAACTCTAAATGGACAGGTAATGTACAACGAGTCCATCGAAGAAATCAAAAACTTAAAAGAAACATTCATAAATCTATACCAAGACCCGGTAAATTTCGTGGTTGCTTGAGGATGCACGATGATATCAGAAGAAACGAAGAATATATTAATCAAACAGTTGTCAGATCACGAAGGTGTAAAAAAGACACCTTACGTGGACACTGTTGGTATCTGGACAGTTGGAATAGGACGCAATCTAAAGCGTCTATTTACTGCTGATGAAGAATTTAAAATATTCGGAAAAATATACAAATACAATTATGAAAAATTGGTCGCCGCTCTGAAAACCAAACCGTTGACCAAAGATCAAGTCGAATATCTTTTCCTTAAAGACTTGAATGAACATCTAGAAAAATTGTATTCTGATCTTCCGTGGGTAAAAGGATTGGATGAAGTAAGACAGGCTGTTCTAATCAACATGGCTTTCAATTTAGGTAATGCTGGTCTTCTCTCATTCAAAAATACCCTGAAGATGATAAAGGACGGTGATTACGTAGCTGCGTCTAATGCAATGCGTAGTTCAAAATGGGCATCACAGGTCAAGGGGCGTGCCGTTGAATTGTGTGATCAAATGGCGAGCGGCGAATTTGCACTTAAATACAAAAACACTAAGAGTTAATTTAAATGGCAATTGCATACCTATTACTTCCAGCTTCTACATTCTATGATCAGGTTGATAAAATCAACGAGATCATCGATTATCTTAATGCCCCATCTTCACCGATCACGACATATGCTAACCTGACAATAAATCCGGGTCCACTACTTGTCGGTACTACGGTCGATAACGGTGCGGCTAATACCCAATTAAGAGCTAATGCCAGATCGAGAGCATTGGACCTCTATGGCGCAGCAGCATTCGATGACGGGTCCGCTGTAAGTCCATCAATAGCATTCAGAAATTCTATAAACACTGGATTTTACCGTCAAGGTACAAACTCAATTGGTGTCTCAACCAGTGGTGTTAACCGTATGACTGTTACCGCTGCTGGGCTGATCGGAATTGGAACACAGTCACCATCTACAGCATTACATGTTATAGGTTCTTTGACTTACACCGGATTGAGTATAAACAATGCAAATTCATCTGGATATAATGATCTAATCGGAACAAACAGCGTAGAACGATATTACTTGTTAGGGACTCTGCCTCTCAACAATGCAGGTAATTACGGTGCCATGAAACTGAAAGGTACATTTGGTTTCTGGGTGAACGGTGGTCGATATATATTGGATGCATATTTCTCAAATAGAGACGGATTCTCTGCAACCACTAGTATACGTCGTGCTGAGAAATTATCTGCTGGGTCTATTCGTCCAGTAGTATATCAACAGACTGATGGAACAATCAGTGTTTATGTGTATTGCCCTGCCACATCGTTTCATATTTTCTCATGCGAAATTCATGATTCTATTCAGGTATCAAACAACCCGAATTACATCACGTATTCTAGCACGTTACCAACTGGAACATTGGTCTATGACGCACTTACTGCATCCAAGGATGTTCAGTATAACACTAATGGAACGTTAACCGTAACAACAAATGTTAACAATAACACTGGTGGTATTAAAGTAACTGACTCATTAAGTTCAATAACTGCAAGTGTTTGGGCTGGTTCGACTGGCGTTTATTTCGGTTCAGAAACAGGCATCAACGTTCCTGCTATTGTAAAGTCTAACGGTACAAATATCGTTTCATTCTCGACCTCATCTGCTGCATTCACTGTGCCGATTAATGCGCCGTCTGGGACTATTACGACACTTGCCGCATCAACATTTTCTGCTGCAACATCCATCAGTTTAAGCGATTTCAGCGTACTTCCAACAACTCCTGCTACTACAAGAGTCGCAACTGTCACTCAGACTGATGCAAGATACTTGAGATTAGCTGGCGGTACAATGACTGGTCCATTAATCCTAAGTGCTGACCCTACAGCAGCTTTGGGTGCTGCAACTAAACAGTATGTTGATAATTCAACTAGTGCGGCTATTCCGACTTATATAAACCCTATTGTCGTCTTTACAAAGGAAGTTGTACCACCAGTCAGAGATGTTGGTGTTGACGATGGCGGTGGTGACTTCACTGTTAATAATGCTGGCGTTTTGACTGTTGCTAATCCGTCAAATTGGAGAACTTACTCAATCCCTAGTGGTATACCTTCAACGGCTAAGGCTATCCTTGTAAAATGCGTGTTGAGAACGAACAATTCCGCTCTCGCAATTATGGCAAGAATGCATTCAACTGCCCCAGTCTTTGTATTGAACCACATATACGCATTGGGTGGTGGTGATAGCATCCGCGACCAAACAACGACAGTAATTCCAATACAAGTAGCTCCGGGAAATCTGTTACCATCATATGATCTAATTCTAATGTTAGCCAATACATCAAATTATTGGGACTATAAAGTAGTGATCGTTGGGTATCAATAATGCCGCAGACAATCAATCAAGTATTTGATTTTTTTCACATAGACGACGAGCAGCTTCTAGTCGAAGATTTGATCATTGAATCGATCCAGATTTTCGGTCTAGAGGTTCTGTACATCCCAAGAAAATATATCAACCTTGATAGATACTATGGCGAGGATGTTATATCGTCATTCGAGCGATCATATCCAATCGAAATGTATATCAAGAATATAACGTCTTATGATGGCCAAAGAGAATTTATGTCGAAATTTGATATCCAATTGAGAAACGAAATATCGTTCAATGTTGCTATCAGACGTTTCGATGAGATGGTAATTGATCCTCATAAAACTCAAACAACAGAAACATTACTACGTCCGAAAGAAGGTGATTTGATTTACTTTACTTTGGATAAACGTCTGTTCGAGATTTCTAATGTCGAAAAACGTTCTGTATTCTTCCAGATCGGTAATCTATACATGTACGAACTGAATTGCAAACAATTTGAAATTTCCGGTGAACGATTCAAGACTGGCAATGATCAGATTGATATTATTGAAGATATGAACAATTACGAAGTCACACTAGAAGTAACGTCTGGATTCGGTGACTACATTCTCGGTGAAAAGGTATCTCTTGGAGATTTCTCTGGTATTGTAACGGAGTGGAACGTAGATACTTCTAAGTTGTCATTGATGCGTCCAAAAAACGAACTACCTATAACTGGTCTATTAACAGGTGAAACCTCTGGCGCAACCTACATGTTAGCGTCTGATGTAGAAATTGAACAGAATACAAATGAACCAATTGTCGATAACGATGTCTCGAAAAATGTCGAGTTCCTATTGACAAATACAAATCCATTATCAGGATAATCATGTCGATCACAAACAAATACTATTTTCATGACTTGATCAGAAAATACTCAATCGCATTCGGATCATTATTCGAAAACATTCAAATCGTCCGATATAATTCTGACGGAACCGAGGAAAGTCGTGAGCGAGTAATTTGTAATCAAGCTCCAAAAGAAAAGTATTTTGCTAGAACAGAACAAGACCCTGAACTATCTCGTAATGTGGCCTTCAAGTCTCCTAGAATGGCGTATGAGCTTGTTGACATGAAATATGATCCAGAGCGTAGGGCTGCTGCTTTAAACATCCTACGCAACGGCACAGGAGCTAATGCAGATGGTACTGTGAAGGCATCTTACTATCCTGTACCGTACAACCTAACATTTGAGCTTTATATTCAGACAAAAAACATAATTGACGGTAATCAGATTGTCGAACAGATCATGCCGTTCTTCGGTCCAGATTGGAATATAAAAATAAACCCTGTTGCTGGACTGTGCGTATATCTAAATCTTCCGGTGACAATGAATGACATATCGTGGGTTGACACCTTCGAAGGTCCATTTGTAGACAGACGAGAAATCATGTGGACTCTGCGTTTCACAATGAAGGCATATTTCTTTGGACCTGTTTCAGATAGACCTGTCATCAAAGAAACAATAATTTCATACAACACTGATACTCCGGACGGTCCAATTCTAGAATATACCATCAACGGTGTCCCACACGTTGATGGTAAGACTCTAGACCAAATTGGATCAAATGATGATTATACATACGTAGAAACTATAACAGAGAACTGAAGTGTCTGATAATAATGATATTTTTCAAAATCCCGATGAATTGGGTATCGAACCCTACACAGTGTCGGGCGATCTTCCTGTTGAAACTGTTCCATCGGATGTTGTCAAGGCGGAAGAGGTATCGGAAATAGATGTTGCGAAAGCGAATCTTCTTATGATAACCGAAACGGGTAATAAGGCGCTAAAGCAATTGTATAATTTGGCCGTTGCTACTGATGATCCTAGAGTCTATCGTGCATTATCGGAATTGATGGGAACCGTTGCTGGTGCTAACAGAGAGATCATAGAACTTTACAAAGTAAAGAACGACGTTAACCGTAACACTGGTCCAGCGCAGAATGTCACCAACAATACGTTGTTTGTTGGTTCAAGTGCTGAATTGAACAAGTTCATCAGCGAAATGAAGCGAAACAACGATCCACCAGAATTAGAAGCATATATCGATGACTGAATCAATGCGCCATAACGGTATCCCTACTTACATGGGGAACCGTAATCTTAAAAAGGCTGGTGTTGCTTTAGAATGGACACACGAGCAGATACAAGAATACGCCAAGTGTAAGGAAGACCCGATTTATTTCGTGGAAACCTACATGAAGATTATTAACGTTGATCGTGGTCTTATTCCGCTTAAATTGTACCCGTATCAGAAAAGACTACTCAAAGCATTCCTGACCAAGAACCGCGTGCTGGCTAGAATGAGTCGTCAGTGTGGTAAGTCAACGACGTATTGTGCATTCGTATTACATTACATCATATTCAACGATTATAAGAAAATTGCAATTCTCGCTAACAAAGGTGAAACTGCAATCGATCTCTTGGGTCGTGTTCAGATGGCATACGAAAACCTTCCAAAATGGCTTCAGCACGGTGTTGTCGAATATAACAAGAAATCCTTCGTCCTTGAAAACGAATCGTCCGTGATCGCTGCTGCAACGTCTTCTGACAGCATCCGTGGTCAGGCTGTTAACGTCGTTATTCTAGACGAGGTGGCGTTCATCGATAGATGGGATGAATTCTACGCATCGACTTATCCAGTAATTACTTCTGGTAAGGATACTAAGCTTATTTTCGTTAGTACACCTAGAGGATTGAACCATTTCTATAAATTCTGGAAAGAAGGTACGGAAAAGGAATTGGACGAAGCTGGTAAACCTACAGGGAACACCAGAAACGGTTTCACTGTAATTGACATGAAATGGGATGACGTTCCCGGTCGTGACGCAGCATTCAGAAAGAAGATTATTGCCGAAACTTCATTGGAACAGTGGAACGTAGAATACTGTTGTGAATTCTTAGGGTCATCTGGGACATTGATAAGTGGTTCTAAATTGAAGCAGTTGTCGTCGATGATGCCAAAAGACACTGTTGCGGAGTTCAAGATTAGAGTATACGAAGAACCAGTTCCCGGTCATCGTTATATTACGAGTGTGGACGTTTCTCGTGGCGTTGGTCTTGACGCATCTGCTATATCAGTCATCGACATTACGAACAAGCCGTTCAAGCAGGTTTGTGTCATGAACAATTCGAATCTGTTCCCGCATGAACTTGAACGTGTCGTCACATCGTTAGGTAAGAAATATAACAATTCTTATTTGTTAATTGAGAATAATGATCTCGGTCAAGGTGTAGCTTACAATATATTCACATTACATGAATATGAGTATGTCCTATTCTCGAAACCAATGGGTCAAGCAGGATTACAGGTAACGTTGGATTCTCGTGATACAACACCGGGATTGAAGACAACAAAGAAAACTAAACAGATTGGTTGTCAGACTCTAAAGAATCTTATCGAAAGTAATCAGCTATCCGTTGTTGACGAACCAACCATTAATGAATTGTATAACTTCATCAAAGTTAAAGACACCTATAAAGCTGATGATGGCTATATGGATGACTTGGCAATGTCACTCGTTATATTCGCCTATCTTGCTGACACAGAGTTGTTCAAGGAATTACAAGGTACTAATTTCAAACTAACGACTGACTATACTAAAGAGCAGTTTGATCTTCCTAATATCATAACACCTGATGATTATGTTCTATCATCCAGTTTCATTAGAGTAGGTGGTGATGTTTGGTTCACTGATTCTGATATGTCTGATAACGCATTCAACTTCAACTGGTAATTATTATATTATCATCCGGGGCACGATTTCTTTATTATAGTGACGAGTTGAGTTATTGTCAATAGGCAAATGAAAATAATTTGTATTTGTTTTTAATCATGTGGTTAGGTAAACTTACCTAAATCAAGGAGACTGTTATGAGTGAAGAAGAAAAACCGATGAGAAAGAAGAAGCGTTCAGAGAACTATGTTGATGGTAAGAAATTTTTTGAAGCTATACGTGACTATAAAGTCTTAGTCAAATCAGCCGAAGCTGAAGGCAGAAAGAAACCAAAAATTCCTGAGTATATCGGGGAATGCATTTACAAGATTGCATCAAACCTCATCAGAAGCTATAAATTCAATGGAAAATATAGCTTCGAAGATCAGATGATCTCAGATGCATGTTTGCAATGTATTGAATATTTGGATACATTTGATCCTGAAAGATCATCATCTGCGTTTTCATTCTTTACACAGACTTGTTACAACACGTTCATTCGTCGTATCAAGATCGAAAAGAAAGCAATGTATATCAGAACGAAGCTCATAATCGATATGCCAGCTAATGGTGAACTCGCTGATTCTGAGTCAGATGACCATAGCATGGATAATATAGAGGTTGCATATGAAAACATGCATGAATTCGTAAGAGATTATGAAACTAAGAATGGCCTCAATAAGCCACGTAAGAAGCGCGGATCAAAGGATGATACCGTTGATCCGGATAAGGTAGAAGTCACGCCATTGGCCCGTTGTGGACTCTTCGGTAGGCGTCCGAAACAGGTCGTAGTCGATGAGATCGGTGTCGATCTAGATGAAGATAATTATGAAATTTAAGTGAAGGAGTTATATGAAATTAGCGATTATATCGGATACCCATTGTGGTATTAGAAATGATTCAGTCCAGTTTATGGACTATCAGGACAGATTTTTCAGTAGAACATTTTTCCCCTATTGCGTAGAAAATGAGATAACGACGATTTTGCATCTTGGTGATATGTTTGATCGTCGGAAATATATCAATCATCATAGTCTAGAACGATTCCATACAATGTTCGTTGAGCCTGTGATGAAATATGACATGCAGGTATACGTCACTGTCGGTAATCATGACGTGTACTGGAAAAATACAAACAAGGTTTCATCGGTAAAGAACATACTTGGTAACAATAGTAATTTCCATATTATTGATGTTAATCCAATGATCGTGAATTTTGATGGCACCCCTGTAGGACTTGTTCCTTGGATAACGGATGATAATCATGACGAATGCATGAATTTCATCAACACATCCCACACTAAAACCAAATATGTGTTCGGTCACTTTGAGATTAAGAATTTCGAAATGATGCGCGGTACGATGTCAACAGTCGGTATTGATAGAGACATCTTCGGGAAATATGATCTTGTAGGAAGCGGACACTATCATACAAAATCAGAGGATGGTCCAATCGTATACTTCGGTACGCAGATGGAATTCACATGGTCAGACTTCAACGACAAGAAATATTTTCATGTTTTTGATACGGATGCCAAGACCATAGAATCGATTCAGAATCCAGAAATCATGTTCTGTCGAGTGTTTTATGATGATATTGCGTATAAGAACCCACTTGACATCATCAAGGATTGCGACTATTCAGAGAAATGTGTCAGAATCATTGTCAAAAAGAAAGAAAACTTGATCGCATATGAAGAATTCATCAAGACGATCAAATCAATGAATCCATTCGATATGGTTGTCATGGACGAAGCTGCATTCAAGATGATCCAGAGTGACGCCGAATTTGAAGATTATGAAGAAGAGTGGGATAATGTACCAACAACAATGGATGTTCTTAATCAATATGTCGATGGTATGGAATCAATGAATGTGGATATCAAAGAACCACTTAAGACGCTATTCGGTGATTTGTATCTAGCATCAATGCACAAGGAATAATGAATGTTAAATCTACAAACCATAACATATAAAAATTTCATGGGAGTTGGAAATAGCCCGATCACAGTAGACCTAACAAAACATAACACTACATTGATCACCGGCCTTAATGGTGCAGGTAAGAGTTCACTATTAGAGGCGATTGTATTTGCACTGTACAATAGATCATATAGAGGTGTTAATAAAGATGAACTCATTAACAAAACGAATCAAAAGGCTTGTTCAGTAGAATTGTCATTCTCTATAGGATCGAAGCAGTATAAGATCGTCAGAGGTATGAAACCTTCCATATTTCAGATATATGAAAATGGGGTACTGTTCGACAAGGATGCTGCGATCAAAGATCATCAGTCATTTTTAGAAGATGTGATTATCAAAAGAACGTTCAAGACATTCTGTCAGGTCGATATTTTGGGGTCAGCCAACTACGTACCATTCATGCAATTGAAATCTCAAGATAGACGAGATATTGTAGAAAATCTATTAGAAATTTCAGTTTTCTCTGAAATGAACAAGAATCTTAAAGTTAAAGTCTCTGAATGGGACGCTTTAAGGTTAGAAAACATTAGATCGATAGAACGCACCGAAATCAATATCGAGAATCAGCGTAAATTCATTGACCGAATTGATACTGATACCACCAAGAGAATATCGCAGTTGGCCAATGATATCTCTATTATAAAGGCAAGTATTTTGCAAAATGATGAAATTATCAAATCTTTGAGAGGGTATAAAACATCATATGAACAATTAGAGCTTGCAAAATATCAGAAAAGCGATACGTTGAAAAAGTATCAGTTCACTGTCACACAATTAGAAAGAAAACTTTCACAATTTAAGGATGTAGCTCACGATTGTTCTGAATGTGATAGACCCCATGACCCAACAAAAATAGCATATTTACAGGCGATAGTTGACAGTGATCGCAAGAAATGTGTAGATGAAATCTCTGAATATAAGAGTTCCATCAAATCTCTTGAGGACGAAATTTTAACACTCGGTAATGGTATGTTGGGGCTGAAATCGGATATCGAAAAATTGAATACGTTAGAGGCAGAACGTAAATTCAACATCAATAATGGCATTAAATTGTCAAATGACTTGAAGTTATTGAAGTCTGAGGCCAATAATGACATAGCAGCAGAACGTGAAGTGCTATCGGAACTTGCCAATGAATTAAAAAATCTTAAAATAGAAGAGTCGAATCTACTAACAGCTAAAAGTGTACTGGATTCAGCAGGAAAACTTTTAAAGGATACTGGTATTAAAACGGTTATTATTAAAAAATATATTCCGTTATTCAATCAGTATGTTAACAAGTACCTCACAATGTTGAATTTTAATGTCAAATTTGCACTGGATGAGAATTTCAACGACACTATTACAGTTTTCGGTGGACAACAATTCCCATATAAGTTATTCTCAATGGGGCAGCAGATGCGAATCGATTTGGCTGTACTATTTGCATGGAGAGAGTTAGCTAAAACTAAAAACTCTATGTCATGTAATTTCCTAGCACTTGACGAAATATTTGATAGCTCTCTAGACGCACAGGGCGCAGAAGATTTGATGACTATTTTGACTTCATTAGGTCAGGATGCTAGAATAGTCGTAGTATCACATCGATCAGATAATTTGGTTGACATACTAGATAGGCACTTAGTATTCACGATGAAGAATGGATTCACTTCAGTAGAAGAACAGTAATTTAAATAATGCGGAGACAATATGAAACTTTCAAAAGATACACTCTTAATCCTTAAAAATTTCGGAGCCATCAACGACAATATCTTGTTTAGGCCCGGTAACGTAGTTGTAACAGGTTCACCAGTTGGAGACATTTACGCTTCAGCAACAGTAGAAGAAACCTTTCCGATGGAATTTGGAATTTACAATCTCTCAAAATTCCTGAGCGCAATTTCCCTCTTTAAAGATTCCGATTTAGTCTTCGAAGACGAAAATTTTGTTATCATCAACGGCACTAATGGATCAAGCCTAAAATACGTATTCTCCGAACCGAATACATTGGTCACACCACCAGACGAAATTGGTGATGATTTCCCAGAGCTAGAAGAAACATTCAAGCTAAGCTCTATTCAGTTAGACTCAGTGCTCAAGGCAGCATCTACTTTGGGCGTCAAGGATATTTGTTTTATTTCCGAAGGCGATACTGTGTCATTGGTGGCAGTTGATTTATCGAACCCATCCAGCGACAGATTTTCCCTTGATATTGGACATAGTTCAAATATCTTCTCCATCAACTTTCCGGTTGAAGTTCTGAAGATACTTCCGGGAGATTATACGGTCGGATTTTCAAGAACTGGTATTTCTAATTGGCTACATTCTTCTGGTACCGTTACATATTGGATTGCGTCATCAACGACCTCAACGTTCGAAGATTGATAAAGGGATAAATTATGAGTGATAATCATGTGTTGTATGTGGAAAGATATAGACCAAAAAAGATAGACGAATGTATTCTACCTATTCATCTTAAGGAAACATTCAAGGGATTCATTCAGAATAAGAACATTCCAAATCTTATTCTGAGTGGTTCTGCTGGTATCGGAAAGACTACGGTTGCAAGAGCATTGGCCGATGAACTGAATTATGATTTTCTTTTCATTAACGGTTCGAATGAAGGTAAGTTACTCGATACATTGCGTAATAAGATTCAGCAGTTTACGTCGTCAAAATCATTGGTCAACAAGAGAAAGTTGGTTCTTATTGACGAAGGCGATCAAATGCCCGAAGCCGTGCAGACAGCATTGAGAGCCTTCATCGAAAGTGTTTCTATGAATTGTAGCTTTATCATAACCTGTAACTATAGAAATAGAATCATTGCGCCATTGGCATCAAGATTTTCTGATGTTGAATTCACCTTACCTAAAAAGGAAACAGCCAGTTTACAAGCACAATATTTCAAGAGAATGAAGTCTATCCTAGATGAAAATTCAATTGAATATGATCCTACGGTTCTGGCAAAGGTAGTTTCGAAGAACTTCCCGGATTTTAGAAAAACGTTAAACAATATTCAGAAATATTCATCCAGAGGAAAGATTGATGAAGGTATCTTCTCGTCAATGGTTGATATGGATATGAAAAACATTATGGGTATGTTGAAATCCCGTAATTTCCGTGATACCAGACTTTGGGTATCATCGGTGACGGTTGAAATGCCACAATTGGTCAGAGGTCTATACGATGCACTATATGAGTACGTACAACCAGCATCTATACCAGATGCCGTATTGATCCTCAATAAGTATCAATATCAACATGCATTCGTAGTCGATCCAGAGATTAATATCATGGCAATGATGACCGAATTGATGTCAGAATTGGAGTGGAAATAATGGAACTTAAAGATTTCATGAACTCCATAAATTTTGACAAAACTAACGTGATACGAAATGCAAGCGCACCAGAAGCAGCAGAAAAAATGTATCCGGCATTTGTTGTTAATAGAGGACTTTCATACTTTCCAGAGTGTATTTTCTACGTTAACGAAATCAATCTCTTAAATACAGTGGATAGACTTCAACATTATGAATATCTTTTACATGCAATACCAAAGGGAAAGCGATTTTCTCGTTGGGGAAAGGCTGAAAAAGATGATGAAATTATAGGTTGTATTATGAAAAAATACAATTATTCAAGAATTCGAGCAAAGGAAGTCTTGCCGATACTGTCGGATAATGATGTTGAAACTCTAATTAATTCATATAAAACAACTAATTAGGAGATTCAAATGTATAATGTGTTTTTGGGAGAGCTGAGTAGAGAACAAATTCTAACTCAGATGATAGAAGTCAGATTAACAAGACCTGATTCTTTCCTTATTATAAAAGAGACGTTGACGAGAATGGGAATCCCTAGCACTAATGGGAATAAACTGTTTCAGTCATGCCACATCTTTCATAAGAAGGGCAGATTTTATATCGTCCATTTTAAAGAAATGTTAGCGATGGATGGACTCAATGTCACAATGTCATCTGAGGATTTAGCAAGACGTAACGCAATTGCGCTCCAACTTGAAGAATGGAGATTGATCACAATTGTTGATCATGGTAACATTTCTCATGGGGAAATCGATTTGTTCATCCTGCCACATGAAAATAAAAAGGATTGGGCACTGATACCGAAATACTCAATGGGTAAGAAAATTGTTAGAGGAGATAGTTGATGAGTGAAGTTGAAGATACTAAAGAAGTAGCAGCGATAAGACTTAATACCGGAGAAGTCTTAGTTGGATATATGGAAGACATGAGTCCGGGTGTTATGATTATGCGAGACTTAATGAGTATAGAGGCAAGGCCCGGTGCTGGTGGTCAGATGTCGTTAGGGCTTGGTCCATTCATCCCGTTCTGTGCAGATTCAACATTTTCAATTTTGACGAATTCTGTGCAGATGATGTTTACGCTTGACGCATCTATTGTTGAGAATTATAAGTCGATTATAAAAAGACTCAAGACTGGTTTGATTGTACCGGAAGAAAAGAAGATAATTTTGGGGTAAGAATGATATATTCTAATTTTGTGTTGATGGGTGACACCTTTCTTGTCAGAGGCTATGATGATAAAGGTAAGCCATTCAAGAAGCGTGAGAAGCCGTTAGTTTCAGTTTTCATGAAAGACTCTGATATTCCACCATCAGAGTTTACTGATATGTTTGGTGACGAACTGTCAGAAATAACATTCTCAAGTGTGTGGGAAGCTAAGAAGTTCATCAAAGAAGCGGAACAGCCACTCTACTACAACCATCGTTTTCCATATGAGTTGATTAATAGAATGTTTCCGGGTAAGGTCGAAGTCGATATCAGTAAACTGAAAATATGCAATATCGACATCGAATGTGAATCTGAAAACGGATTCCCTATTCCAGAGGAAGCAGCAGAAGTTGTCAATGCAATTACGTTTGCTGTAAATGATACTTATCATGTGTTTGGTCTAACCGAGACGTTCGACACTTCAGCTATTATTCTTACCAATGGTGAAGATATCAAATATCATTCATCGGTTACAGAAGAAGAGCTATTGAAGAATTTCGTTACGGTATGGCAGGATAATTATCCAGATATCGTGACTGGATGGAACTGCGAATTCTTCGATTTTCCATATCTGGCTAATCGTATCAATAACATATTAGGTGAAGATTGGTTATTCAAACTTTCTCCTTGGAAGAAAGTTGAAATCCAGATGAAGAAGAATGATTTCGGTCAGGAAGTCCAATCTGTTAGTATATCTGGAATTGCTATTCTGGATTATATTGCTCTGTACAAGAAATTTAGACTTAAACGCCGCGACAGCTATAGACTTAGTAATATTGCAGAAGTTGAAGGTATCGAACAGCAGAAGATGACATACGATGAACACAAGACTCTCAAGGACTTGTACCGTAATGACTATCAGAAGTATTTGAGATATAACATGCAGGACGTTAGAACTGTCAAATATCTCGATAAGAAACTGAACTATATTCTACTGTCTGTCACGTTGGCATATCAGGCTAAGGTCAATTTCGATGACGTTCTTTCACAGGTAAGAATGTGGGAATGCATCATCATGAACGAACTTTATGATATGAAAATGATTCCTGAGATTAAGCCACGAGGGATAAAAACCGATAAACTAGTTGGGGCATATGTCAAGGATGCAGAACCGGGATCAGATCATTGGTTAGTTTCACTCGACTTGAACAGTCTGTATCCTTCGCTTATCAGAATGTTAAACGTATCACCAGATACCATTCTACAATCCTCACCGAAGGGTACAGTGGACAAAGATAAGTTGAACAGTATTATCGATGAGTTTATCAATAATAGAAAACCTATCCATGACGGTATCCATATTCAAGCATTTAATAAGTCTAAGTTCCGCAAGGATAAACAGGGCATCATTCCATATCTTGTAACTAAGATGTATCAGGATAGAAAGAAATATAAGAACCTGATGCTTAAAAAGAAGAAGGAATTACAGGATGCTGAAAAGGTAGGTGATTCAGTTTTGATCGCCAATCTGACGAATGAAGTTGCGAAGTTTAGTACGATGCAGGAATCGTTGAAGGTATGTTTGAACTCAGTTTACGGTGCAACTGGTAATCAATATTTCATGTTTTTCGATGCAAGATCAGCCGAAGCGGTTACAACGACAGGTCAGGCAGCAATCAAATGGATTTCTGTTAGATTGAACGAATACATGAATAAATTACTGAAGACAGCGGATATCGATTACGTGAAGTATATTGACACCGATTCTGTCACATTGAAAATGTATCCACTGGTCAAGCACGTCTATGGTGATAACGTTCCAGAAGATGCCAATGTCATTGCCGACTTTCTATTGAAGGTTTTCGATACTAAAATTCTTCCGTTTATCGATAAGATGTATGATGAATTTAAGCAGCACATCAATGCTGACGAAAACCATCTATCATTGAAGATCGACACAATTACCAGAAAGGCATTATACCTAACCAAGAAGCGATACATCTACGAGGTTATTGATGCTGAAGGTATTAGACATGATCCACCAGAAATGAAAATCATGGGTTTGCAGGCTATCAAATCATCGACCCCAGCAGCTTCTAGAGTCAAATTGAAAGAAGGTATCATGAAAATTTTCCATGGTACTGAGAGCGAATGTAGGAAGTTTTCTACAGAGTTCAAAAAGGAACATGACAGCCTTCCAGTCGAAGATATTGCAGCACCGTCAGGGATCAGTAATATCACAAAATATGAAGATAGAACAACCGTATATAGAAAAGGTACACCAGCACACGTTAAAGCGGCTCTAGTCTATAACAAGGCAATTGATGATTTGGGTCTTGGGTCGAAATATAGAAAGATCATGGGTGGTGACAAGATCAAATATGTGCTGTTGAGGATGCCGAATCCATTACATCAGGAAGCTATTGCATTTGTCGACTACATGCCAACAGAAATTATGGAAGCATATAACCTGAACAAATATATCGACCGAAAGGAATTATTTGAAAAGAACTTCCTTTCACCATACAATGACATGGTAGAAGGTGCGGGATTCAAAACTGGTACCAGAGGTAGTTTGGCTATATTATTTGCTAAAAGAGAAACTAAATGAATACAAAATTGTTAGACAGATTGATTAAAAATACCAAAATCAAGGGTGCGGATACCATGAATGATTCCGCATTCTTCTTACCACCAGAGGAAGTATCAACACCAGTCTATGCACTCAATATTGCATTGAGTGGGTCTTTATATGGTGGATATGATTATGGTGTGTATGGTTGGGCAGGCGAATCGAAGTCATTTAAGACTATGTTCGGCTTGATTATGATGAAATGCTACTTGGATAAGTATCCAAACGCAGTTGCTATATTCTACGATACAGAGTTTGGCGCATCACTTGAATATTTCAAGAACGTTGGAATTGACGTTAAACGTGTAGTTCATATCCCGATCATGAACCTAGAAGAACTCAAATTCGATATGGTCGGACAACTTGATGCTTTGGAGCATGGTGATAAGGTATTCTTCTTCATCGATTCCATCGGAAACATTGCGTCTAAGAAAGAACTTGAAGATGCCAAGGAAGGTAAGGGTACTCAGGACATGAGCCGTGCCAAGCAATTAAAATCTTTCTGGAGAATGGTAACCCCATACATCAAGACCAAGAAATTACCATGTTGGGCAATTCACCACATTTACATGGAACAGGGGTCAATGTACCCAAAGGCCGTCGTTAGTGGCGGTACAGGTGGCATCTATTCAAGTGACGGTATCTATATGGTCACTAAGTCTCAGAATAAGGATGGTAAAGATTTACTCGGTTATAACTTTACGATTGTCATTAACAAATCTCGTAAGGTCATTGAACAATCTAAGATTCCGATTACAGTGAATTTTGGTGATAGTATCAATCCTTATACTGGCCTGTTCGATCTAGCTATGGAAAGCGGTCATATTATCGCACCTAAGCAGGGATATTACACTAGAGTTATTGTCGATAAGACTACGGGTGAAGTGAAGCCAGATAAGAATTGGCGCAGAGCAGACGCAGAAACGTCTAAAGAGTTTTGGAATCCGGTCCTCAATGAGAGTGATTTCCCTGAATGGGTCAAGACAAACTTCCAGCTAGCAAATAGTCAGTTGTTTAATGATGAAGATGAATTTGCGAAGATCGTGGGTGATGATGATGTGGAATAAGATAAAATCTTGGTTCAAAAATGACGATTCTTATAGAATCGTCATTTTGTCTGACATTCAGTTAGAATCATCTAAATTAGACGAACGACAGAGTGAAGAATTACAATCAATCGGGTTCGAAATTACTGGCGGTAAATTCAAAGGCGTAACTGCAAGATTACGTTCGGTTATACAACGCCCCGTCCCGGATCAACCAGATGATGACCGTAGATTATATTTGATATTCGATTATGTCGTTATCGGAATACCGAAGAAATGTAATTACACGTTAGATGATATCAATGATGAGAACACCAGTATTGGTTTAGCCTTCACTGATATTGCCAGACCAATGTTTGAAAATTTCATGCAACAAGTAGTATCACATTATAATGAGACGCCAAATGACTAATAAAACTGAATTAACGATTTTAGATGATACCAGTAAATTTAATGGTGTAAAATTACTGCTGTGGAATTTTGGTATAGATGATGAAGCTTCATTATTAACATATCAATATGAGGTGTTATCTATTCCTGATGGGGTAGAATACACGAAATATTCGTTGGAAAATATTGAAGAACCAGCTACACTAGAGTTCCAGCAAACCATAGGGAATATAATCCTATCAGCATTGGAAAATGAAATGTTGAATCGCGGATTGGATATGGATTTATTAGATAGAGAGTGAAATGACAAACACAGAATTGATGATGTTCAGAGGTATTTTGCAGAATGAGGACTATTATCGTAGAGTAATGCCTCATCTGAAAGTCGAATACTTCCAGAACAATGATACCTTGAAAGTTTTATTTGAAATAGTAGCGGAATATTCATCGAAGTACAATACCGTGCCTAGCAGAATGGCAATTGATACCATGATGGAGAATCGTGCTGGTATTAGAGAATCGACAGAAAAATCATTAGCATCTGAATTGGATGTCATCTATTCTGAATCATTTAACGAAGATTTGAATTATGCGGTTGATAGTGCAGAGAAATTCTGTCAAGAAACCGCAGTATTCAACGCTATTCAAGAGTCTATCCAGATTCTTGATGGTGAATCTAAGAAACTGACAAAGAATGCTATTCCGCAGTTGTTGCAACAGGCTTTGAGTGTAGTATTCAATACTTCGGTTGGTCACGATTATTTCGAAGATGCAGCCCTTCGATTTGATTCGTATCACGATGATGTTGAGCGTATTCCGTTTTCGATATCGCTACTTAATAAAATTACAAAGCGTGGGTTACCTAAAAAGACGATGGCATGTATCATCGCCCCTACAGGTGTCGGTAAATCCACCATCATGTGCGATTTTGCAACGGACAATATCCGAAAGGGTAAGAACGTACTATACATCACGCTTGAAATGTCAGAAGAACGTATTTCTGAACGTATTGATGCTAATCTGTTGGATATTGACTTAGACCAATTAGCTAATATGTCTAAGGAAAGATATCTCCGTAAAATCACGGCAGCAAGAGAAAAATGTCCGGGTAAACTGATCGTCAAGGAATACCCAACTGGCGAAGCTGGCGCAAATCATTTCAGATATCTTCTACAAGAATTGAAGACTAAAAAGAATTTCGTTCCTGACGTAATCTATATCGACTATCTTAACCTATGTTCTTCAACCAAGATCAAGGGTCGTGAAAATACTTACGTTTTGATCAAGGGTATCGCAGAAGAACTTAGAGCATTGGCAGTTGAGCAAAATGTACTTATTATCACAGCGTCACAGACCAACCGTAATGGTCAGGGGGCATCAGATTATGATCTTAGCGACGTATCGGAATCACATGGTCTTGCTATGACCTGTGACTTTATTTTGGCTGTTATTTCGACGGATGAATTAGAAAAAAGTAAGCGATTACGATTCAAGCAGTTCAAGAATCGGTTCGGGTCTGTATCGGATATTCCGTCATTCCTAGTCGGTATAGATAGAGCTAGAATGAAATTGTATGATATCGATAACCAGTTTGCATCCGAAGGCCCACCGAAAGCTGCCGTTTCTTATTCGACACCAGTACCAGTCCAACCAGAACGCAAGGTCGAAAATTTCTTCTCGACTGGAAAGAAGGATAAGAGTAAAGCCAAAAAACCGTTGATGGTTGATGAGGATAGTGACTTCACAGGGGTAATTGATATCATGAATATAAAACCAGTTATAAAACCGGGATATGAAAATCCGTTAGAAGTTTCGGATGATGATGTCCCACCATGGGATATTTAATAGATAAATAGAAATTACAATCGACTCAACTATTTGGATAACATATGACACTTCTAGAAAAATTATCTATGACAAGAGATATTAATGACATTCCGTTTGATCGCGCACTAGAGAATGCGCTGGTCAAGATGGGATTAAAAAATCCAGCCAAAGATTCTGATATCTCTCATGACTCTGGTAAAGATGAAACCTCAATGTCTACTATGACACCTACATCCCCAAAGGTTGATGTTGCAGAACCAGACAACGATGATGACGAAAATCATCCTGATAAGTCGGAAAAGAAGACTTGGGAATATGGATATCCAAGAGGTGAGGGATATCATTCGTATCCTACATCAACAGGCTACACTTATTCTGGACCACTAAAACTCGCATTAGCCATTGATGAAGCCTCCCCACTGGATATTATGATGGCCATCCATAAGGAAGTTATTCTCGAAAAGAATGACAAGGTTGCATCCTTTATCGTAGTCACAAAAACTGGTCAGAAGTATAACGCTCATACATACGAAGAAGCAGTTAAACTGAAGGCTCAGTACGGCGGCAAAATTGAAAGAGGATTGTAATGTCATTTGTTACCCATAATTGGTTCGATCCTGAACTGGAACTTACCAAAAAAATAAAAAGCAATATTTTCAATATTGCTAGAAATGATCATGAAAATGGTCATGAAGATGAAGATAATGATGATATCCCGGCATCATTTGCCGGGATAGGTCAGCATTCTGTTGATTCTGGATTATCTGAAGATTCCGAGCAGTTTCTACAACCAGATGTACATCTTACACAAGAACATCGCATCAAAGCAAAACATTTACATGATAGTTTGAAGCATCATTATCATATAATGAACGGTTCAGATGTGATGGAACATCATCTGGAAAATACACCATCTGACGAATATGATTCGCATGTTGAATCATTACCTCATCATGATAAACCAGCAGATGATACAACTAAATTTAAACATGCGGCAGCAGTTGGTCAATACACACTGAGTTCAACAGCTTTAAATAAATCTCTGTTGAAAAGACATTCTGACATGGTCGAGTCCGGAAAAACGAATTCTCATACGTCTAATGCCATAAAGGGAATTGATCATCCATCAATTAAGTCGTATATTCACAATATCAGTGCCTTAGATAATTTGACCAGAGATCATATTAAAACGCCACATGAATTGGACCTATTCACTGGTATTCATACTGATCCTAGTAAAATTACAAATAAATATGGTAAGGTACATTTACCTGCATACACATCATCGACAACTAACTATGACACTGGTAAATTTTTCGCAAAGCTTAAATCTGGTGCTGGAGATTCACCGAAATCTGGAATAGTGAGTCATGTACTTCGTATTAAATATCCAAAAGATTCAAATGGTGCATACATTGCACATCATTCCAATCACACGTCAGAGCATGAATTTCTCTTACCAAGAGGGTTGACTTTGAAAATCCATAAGAATCCAACAAAAATGATCGACAAATACGGGTCGGAGATTCATATCCATGACGCAGAACCAGTTAAGGGACACAAATAATGTCATTTACAAATAATAATTTTGATATGCGTGACCCGTTAGTTAAACTGGTCATGTCATTCTTGTCTGAACAGAGTGGTATCCCTGACGACAGCGATATGGAGACTGGTGAGGTAGAACAGCAGCCGACAGCAGCAGAGTTCAAGAAAGGTACTCAGCCCGAAAATGAACTCACTGACACCATTCAAATAAATCCTGATATGTCATCAACTACACAGTCTCCAGATAGTCAAGACAACTCATATACCTACAACGCCCAACAGTAATTATGACATTTAATGCGATTCAGTATTCCTTCCAGTTATGGGTGACGGAAGGAAATTCACCACTAAAATTCAGAGAATTCAAAGATGAATATAGTAAATTCATCTTCATAGGAAGGATACTGAAATCATATAAGTTGAAAAATAACCTAAACATAAGATTATTACTGAATCACATTATAATCCTTTATAATATTTTCGGTGAAAAGATAACACCTCTATTCTTCCTCACCACTGATGAAAGTGTATGGCCAGAAATCCATGCAATCCTTCAATACCTAAATCGTGTTCCGATCCCACCAACTATAGTGATAAGTGAATATTCTATAGTCATTGATCTGAACGAATACCCTGCTAATGTGGACGTTATTAAACTACTTGAGACGTTATGATTTTATTCGAATCCAATATACAGTCTGTAGACGAACGCTTGGTCACTACTATAATAAGTAGATTGACTCAGCCATTCGTTGACATGGACGAGTATAAACAGGGTCTTATAGATGATTCGGGTAATGTCTTAGTTAAACGTGGTAAGAAGAATGGAAAGCACAGACTTTCTAGATTTTCGTTATTGATCATAAATCTTAAAAAATTGATCAAACGTTCCATACCAGATAGCAATATTAGACCTGTAGCTTTAAGTCTATTGTTATTAAAGGAACATGTTGAGCGATTAAGTGAGCAGACTATTCAACATTTAGCTGAATCTATGAATTCAGATATGGCGATTGATACGTATCTGTTTGAAAGTGAAGCCCCTGTTAATGTATCGAATGCTTCACCACAACCACAACCAACTTCAGATAACATACAGTTCCCTGAACCACCGGCAGTCAAAAAGAAAAAGAAAATGGTTGGATACAAGGTTAAAGAAATTAATGAATGGTCAGATATGGACAAGTATCCTGATGGGATTACACTGTACATAATAGGTTCTGATAGTGTACTGAAGGTCTGACATGACAACATTACTTACAATTGCTGGTATATTGAAAAGAATTCCATTTATTGTATACGTAGTGCTGGCAGTCCTATTACTAATTGGCTATTTGTACCTGAACAATCAATCATTGAGTAGACACCTTAAAGTTTCAGATACAAAACTGGCAGATGCGACAGAGTTGGTCGATAACATTAAAACTAATGAAACTAAAAGATCCAAGATAATAGATAATGTTACTATTGTAGTGAAGAAGCAGACAGTGAAGCCGGAAAACGATCCATTATCAGATAGCAAGATTGTTGAAATGGCAAAGACCAAAGGTGCCTCGGTTACTTCGAATTACATCAACACTAATTTGAATGCAACCTTGTTGTGTATAGAAAAGATTACCAGAGATGACACCTGTGAATAAATTATTATGTGGTCTATTGCTAGTTTTTATGGTCGGATGTAATCCTCAAACTACGACTAGACCTGATGCCAATTCAATAGTGAAACTGAAGTTACAACCGTTACCACCGTTAGATTTAAAACCTTATTATTTTGAACTGAAATATCTCAACCAAGATAACGTGTGTATGTCTATGGATGGTGTCAGAAGAATCAGTGAATTGAATACTATCCTCAGAAACCGAATAGAACTACAGAACAAGTATATACAAAGCTATCAGAAATACTACGAATCTGATAGCAAATAACTATAAGTCATGACATAATAAGTCACGACCCGAAGACATTATTATGATAGACGCGAATACCCAAAAATATTACATCAATAGAATGGCACAGTCCTTGACTCATTTTAAATGGGTTGGTGAGACTGGAACTTTTAGGTGCCCGTTATGTGGCGATTCTAAGAAGAATAAATTCAAGACCAGAGGGACATTTTACAGAAAGTCTACGCAGTCTGGTAAGATGGTTTATGCTTTTAAATGTTTTAATTGCAATGAACCCAAGTCTTTCACCAATTTCATGAAAGAACAGTTCCCGGAATTGTATAAAGAATACCTATCGTTAAGATTTAAAAAAAATATTTCTGTTCAAGATGCCGGTATTCCTTCGTCGTTTGGAAGAAAATCTAAACTAAAACAACTGAGTACGACGATAAAGCCGATTCTATCGAAGCCTATTGCCGATCTTGATACGGAACATGTAGCGTATAAATATTTTTCCAAAAGAATGTTTCCGGAAAAATACAAAACCATATTACACTACACCGATAACTTCTCGAAATACATCATGGAAGATTATTTTCATGGGAATGACGAAGCCATCGATAGATACAAAAATATGCATTTACCGAAAGACCCTAGAATCATTATTCATTTCAATGATAGGGACGGAAATTCACGACTGGTACAGGGAAGATCACTTGATCCAAACTGTGAATTGCGATATATTACCGTTAGATTTGACGAAACTTTCCCGAAAGTCTACGGATTAGATCGACATGATAAGGACAAATTGACACTGATCGTAGAAGGACCGTTTGATTCCATGATGTTACCCAACTGCCTAGCTATAGGTGGAGTAGGATTATCAGACGATCTATTACAATTTACAGGAATAGACAAAACGAAGTGTATCATGGTATATGACAATCAGCCAAGAAATGCGGATGTTGTCAACCAGATAAAGCGAGCGATAGAATTGGGTGTCAGGGTTGTGATCTGGAATGATCCTATCAGTGTAGAGAAAGATATCAATGCAATGTTAATGTCTGGAATTGACCGTAAGGCTCTAGTCAAATACTTAGCAACGCATAATTATAGTGGGTTAATGGCACGATTGCAGTTATCAAAATGGGCGAAATAATAAGGAGAAATATGGAAACGCCGAATATTTTAAAGAAACAGGATGTCTATATTATAGAATATCCAGAAGCAGTAAAATTTGCAGATACACAGAACTCCGTATTCTGGACCGCAGATGAAATTGACGTATCAAAAGATGTACAAGACATTATGACAGGTATGACGGAATCAGAACGTTATGCCACAATTGAAGTGTTAAAGTTATTCACGCAATATGAATTAGCTATCGGTAATGAATATTGGGGCGAACGTGTTAAGAGGGATTTCCAAAGACCTGATATCCAGAGAATGGCAAACTCGTTCTCATATTTTGAAATCAATGTACATGCACCGTTCTATAATAAGTTAAACGAAGCACTACATCTTAATACCAAAGAATTCTTGAGTGAATATAAGCAAGACCCTGTTCTGTCAAGTCGTATGGCATTCATTGATGAACAGTTGAATAGTCCCGACACATTACATTCCCTTGGTGTTTTCTCGATGGTAGAGGGCGCAATCCTTTATAGTAATTTTGCATTTTTGAAGCATTTCCAGTCACAAGGAAAGAACAAGATGTTAAACGTTGTTCGTGGAATTAACTTCTCTGTTCGTGACGAAAATCTTCATAACGAAGGTGGTGCATGGTTGTTCAGAACACTACTGAAGGAATCAAACATTTCGGACGAAAAGACGGATGAATTGTTTAAGGGTATCATTGATGCAGCCCATCATATTAGAGAACATGAACATAGAATCATCGCTAAGATGTTCTTGAAGGGACCAATTGAAGGTGTCACCCAAATTCAAATGAATAATTTCATTGATTCCCGCATTAATCTGTGCCTCAGTAAAATCGGCATCCGTAAGATTTTCGATGTGACGTATAATCCTATTGCAGACTGGTTTTATAAAGGTATTAATTCTTACACCTTCCATGACTTTTTCACTGGAACAGGTAATCAATACAATCGTAAATGGGATGAATCAAAGTTAGGATGGGCGAATTAAAATGAAAGATAAAAATATCTACGAAAAACTCTCAGAAGAACGCAAGAAGCTTCAAGAGGAAGGTAAACTACCAGAATGGTTCACAACGGCAGGTTGGCAGTTGTTCAAGAGTAAGTATCTTTATGGTACAGATGACGGTTTCCGTGGTCAGGCTCGTCGCATTGCAAAAACTGCTGCTCAATGGGCACCAAAGACTGGTGAATATGGTTGGGAAGAAGCTTTCTATGACATTATTTGGAACGGGTATCTGTCATGCTCGACACCAGTTCTAGCCAATACAGGAACAGATAAGGGAATGCCAGTAAGCTGTTCTGGTCAATATATCGGTGATTCTATCAGTGCATTCTACGGTAACCGTGCAGAAACCGCCATCTTGACAAAGGAAGGTTTCGGTACAAGTGGTTATTTTGGTCATATCAGACCTCGTGGAGAAACGTTTAAGGGTGGTGGTGTCGCTGCTGGTGCTGTTCCAGTTATCGATTCATTTAGACAGGATATGAGATACGTCGCGCAGGGCACACAACGCCGTGGAGCATTCGCCGCATATCTTGACATCGATCATGGTGACTTTGATGAATTGGCCGATCTTCTTAAGAATGATCCAGACGATTTGAATATTGGTTGGAATATTTCATCAGCATTTATCGAGCGATTAAAGAATGGTGATGTAGAAGCCGATAGACGTTACAAGAAAGCTCTATTCATTAAATTGATTACTGGTAAAGGATACTTCTTCTTCACCGATAAAGTTAATGGGAAGCGTCCTAAAGGATATGTCGACAATGAATTATTTGTTCATGCTTCGAACTTATGCACAGAAATCACATTAACAGCCGATCTTGAACACACTTTTACGTGTGTACTTTCGAGTGTTAATGCTGTTCACTTTGATATCATTAAGACTAAGAATGTGGTCTATATTGCAACAGTATTCTTGGATTGTATCGCTCAAGAATTCATTGAACGAGCAAGACATATTCCGGAATTAGAGAAGGCGGTAAGATTTACCGAGAAAGGTCGCGCATTAGGATTGGGTGTATGTGGATATCACACGTATCTACAGTTGAACAATATTCCATTTGAATCGTTCGAAGCTCATATGAAGAATAGTGAAATCTTCAAGCACATTCATGATGAGTCCCTAAGAGCCTCTAAAATGCTCGCAGATCACTTTGGTGAACCAGAATGGTGTAAGGGTACAGGTCTACGTAATACGCACCGTATAGCCATTGCTCCTACGATGTCAACGGCTCAGATCATGGGTGGAGTGTCACAAGGAATCGAACCTTTCTTGGGTAACGCATTTAATCAGGCTGGTGCTGCTGGTGAAATTGAACGAGTTAACCCTGTACTGATCCCAATAATGAAAGATCGTGGAGTCTTCACCAAGAAAATTATTGACGATATTGCAGAGAAAATTGGTTCAGTGCAGCATGTTACATGGCTTAATGATCATGAAAAATTAGTATTCAAGACAGCATTTGAAATCGACCAGAGAACTATTCTAAGAAAGGCGTCAACCAGAGCCAAGTATATCTGTCAATGGCAGTCTTTGAACCTATTCTTCTCCGCAGATGAATCCGAAGATTACATTTCAGAAATTCATAAAGAAGCGTTCCTTGACCCAAACATCTTGGCATTGTACTATATGAGAACACAGGCTGGAGTTTTGGCCTCTAAAGACGAATGTATTGCCTGCCAGTGAGTTAGGAGCGTTATGAAAGTTATATTCTTGGATTTTGATGGTGTTGTTTCAAAGGGATTTACCAAGAAGTTCGACAAAATGTCTTTATTCTGTGCTTTCATGAGGCAGAATAAAGACGTTAAGATTGTCATATCGTCATCGTGGCGAGAGTTCAGATCGATGGACGAATTACGACTATTTTTCGATGAGGATGTTAGGGATCAGGTTATCGACAAGACTCCAATATTGACATGGGACGATGACCTAACTGATATTCCATTCGAAAGATCACATGAAATTGGTCTATGGTTACATGATCATCCAGAAGTGACACGTTATATTGCACTTGATGACTGCCCTGAACTTTTCGATAAGGCATTTAAAAATCTGTATACCGTTAACATGGGTACAGGTATAACTGAATGTGATATTAAAACTATACAGAGAATCATTAATGAAACTAATAATAGCAGGAAGTCGTAGTATTCTACATTATCCGGTAATACCTCTCAATATAGCACGATTTTCATGGCATAAGGATATCACAGAAATAGTATCTGGTACAGCGCGAGGGGTAGATTTACTTGGTGAAAGATATGCGATTGAAAATGACATTCCTGTAACACGTTTCCCTGCTGACTGGAATAGATACGGTAAATCAGCAGGAGTACGTAGGAATGAAACGATGGGTGACTATGCAGATAGATTGATATTGTTTTGGGATGGTGAGTCATCAGGTTCAAAGCATATGATGATGTATATGGCGAAAATAAAAAAACCATTTAACGTAATTATCGTAAAGTAGTTTAAATAAAAGGTACGAACAGGACTATAGAAATATGAGAATTAGTATCTAAACAACCGAAGACCATACAGTGTGCTGCTGTATGGTCTTTTTTATTGTCAACCAACTGGAGTAACCATGTCTAGAAAGCGCAGAAAACTAATAAACACCCCACATGCTGCTAGTAAATCCAATGTAGACTATCTCGATTATCACAGCTACGATAACGAGGAATCAAATTACCAGAGAGAGTTACCAAAGCGCCGTCAAAAACCAGCACCATTGACAGCCAAGACCGCCAAACAAAAGGAATATATTGACGCAATTTACGGAAGTCCACAGATTGTCGTATGCGGTCCAGCAGGCGTAGGTAAGACTTACATTGCAGCTAGAATTGCTGCTGAGATGTTGTCGAATAAAGAAGTCGATAAGATTGTAATTTCAAGACCGAACGTCAGTTCTTCCAAGTCTATTGGTTACGTTCCCGGCGATAAGAATATGAAATTTCAAGGTTGGGCGATTCCAATTCTTGAGGTATTAAAGGAATATCTCGGTGAAGGCGCATATGACTATTATCTAAAGAATGAGAAGATTGAATTGGTTCCATTCGAATACATGCGTGGAAGATCGTTCAACAACTGCTTCGTTATCGTTGATGAATTCCAGTCAACTACAGTTGATGAGGCTATTTGTATAGTGACCAGAATTGGAGAGAATTCCAAACTGATCCTTATGGGTGACGTTAGGCAGAAAGACATCAAACAAGAAGGTGGTCTTGAGTTTGTTACCAAGATGGTGAAAACTCGATACAATCTGAGAAATTTTGTCAAGCTAATTGATTTCGATCTGACGGATGTTGTTCGTTCAGGTGTATGCTCAGCATGGGTATACGAGATTTATGACTAAATAATAGTCAACATCTAATAGACGACCATCATGAATATCAACGAAGAAGTATCGAATTACAATATAACGTATTCACACGAAATCAATGATAAGGGTGGTCGTCGATTAGAGCAAAGAACTGCTACTGTTTCTGGTCGTTCAAAGGAACATGCACATAAACAATTCAGTAGTAGTTCTGCCTCAAAGTTGGCAGGCTTCAAGATTCATTCAGTCGAACCATCAAAGGGATTAGACACGTTCATGAAAGAATCTCTTGATGACGATAGAAAATTAATTGCCACATATCGTAGGCAGGATCATCTAGACAAAGCCAAGATATCAATGGCAGGCGGAAGATTAAGTAACTATCATTTAGCACTGGCTCACAGTAACCAAGCTAAGATCGCTAAGATAAATGGTGACAAAGAACGAGAAGAATCACACACGAAAATGGCCGCGATACATAAAGAAAAGTATCGAAAGGCCAAAAAGAATGACGATTCAACAAGTTAAGGTAGGTATAGATTATTCAATTACGTGTCCCACTATCTGTATAGACGGTGGGACATTTTTCGAGTTTCATTACACGAAAGCTGAAAATAGATTCACTGGAAAGTGGACTAGTGGAATCTATAAGTTCGTTGGACACAAATATCCAGAATACAAATCTGATCTTGAACGCTACGATCAGATTTCTGACATCTTTATAAACGCAATGTCAGCATATAAACCAACTCTCATTAATATTGAAGCATATTCGTATGGATCGAATGGTAAGTCATTCAATCTTGCGGAGAATACTGGGCTGTTGAAATATAAAATATGGAAAACATTCGGTATAGAATGCAAGACCTTTTCACCAATGACACTGAAAAAGGTCGCAACTGGTAAGGGTGTTGGTAAGAAAGATGTCATGTATAAGGCATGGGATGAACAAATGCCATTCCTAAACCTATACACTGTTTTCAAAGTCAAGCCGACTAAAAATGTTGGTAGTCCAATTTCTGATATTATCGATTCTTATTATCTTACAAAGTGTGGGGTTTAGGATTTATAAATAACAAGTGTATCTTTCATATCATTAATTAGGAGAATTACAGATGACATTCGGTGTCTCTCCCGGCGTTGTATCCCGCGAAATCGACTTAACCACGATTATCCCGGTCGCATTCGGAACAAATACGGCTTTTGCAGGCCAAGCAAACTGGGGACCAATCGGCGTCCCGGTTTTAACATCATCTGAACCAAATTGGATCAGCACCTTTACTCGTCCTACGGATGCGGTAACTGGCGTCGATTATTTGATCACAGCCTCTATTCTTGCATATACCAATTCATTATATTTCTCAAGAATTGGTTCAGCATCAACGGACTTGAACGCAGTCTCACCAAAAGCTGCTCTTGGTGCCGATCCTGCTCCAACTCCGGAATATGTCCCTAATGCAGAAGTGTTTACTGCTGGTGGAACGATCTATTCAGTAACAGCACATCTTCTAGCAAGATATCCAAGTGCTTTAGGAAATGGTATTGGCGTTATTGTCTGCGATGGTTCTGTTCAGTATGCATCACCATCATTCGCAGCTTATCGCAGAAACTTCCCATCAGCACCATCGACCTCAGAATTCGTTTCTGCTCGTGGTGGTTCGAATGACGAAATTCACATTCTTGTTGTCGACAATACTGGTGCATTCTCTGGTATTGCAGGACAGATTCTTGAAACCTATCCGTTCGTTTCAAAGGCATCAAATGCAAGAACTGAAAGTGGAACATCAAATTATTACATTGACGTACTGAATAACAATTCTCAGTATGTTTATGGAATCAATCCTGATAACAGTGCTGTTGGTCTAGGTCCAGAAGTTGGTCTAGCAGCAAGCGGAACTGCATTCACCCGTTCAACTGCAACCAGCGTAATCACCTATGCATTCACTGGTGGTGTCACTGGCGTCCCAGCATCAAGCGATAAATTGGCTGCTTATGACGTATTCAAGTCAGCCGAAACTGTTCCAGTATCAGTAATTGCTGGTGGTACCGCAGATGAAACCTTGAGCGAATACTTAATCCAGAATATCGCAGAAGCCCGTAAGGATTGTGTTGTATTCATCTCACCACCAGCAAATCTTGTTGTCGGTAAGACCAACTTCGATACCGTTGCAACTAACGTTGCGAACTATCGTACAACCACTCTTGGAACCAATTCATCATATGGTTTCATGGATTCCGGTTGGAAGTACATGTACGATAAGTACAATGACGTATATCGTTGGATTCCTTTAAACGGTGATATTGCGGGACTATGCTCAACAACTGATAGAGTTGCTGATCCATGGTATTCAATTGCAGGATTCACTCGTGGTCAAATCAAGAACGTTGTTCGTCTTGCATGGACCCCAAATGAAGCTCAGAGAGACGTACTGTATCAGGTCGGTGTCAACCCAGTAGTTGCATTTCCGGGTCAGGGCACGGTCTTGTATGGTGATAAGACTCTTCTATCAAGAACTTCAGCATTTGACAGAATTAACGTCCGTAGATTGTTCATCATCCTACGTACATTGGTTTCAACTGCTGCACAATCAAGCCTATTCGAATTCAACGACGAGTTTACCCGCGCACAGTTCGTATCATTGGTTGAACCATTCTTGAGAGATATTCAGGGTCGTCGTGGTATTACGGATTTCAGAGTTGTTTGCGATGAAACGAACAACACACCACAGGTCATCGACTCTAACCAGTTCAAGGGTGACATTTATGTTAAACCTGCCCGCAGCATCAACTTCATTCTTCTAAGCTTCGTTGCCGTTAGAACTGGCGTAGCATTTGAAGAAGTTGTTGGTCAGGCTGGTTAATAGTTAGAATAACGGAGTATTAAAAATGGCACAGTTTAACATTAATGATTTCCGTTCAGCGTTACGCGCAGACGGTGCTAGACCGACGCTTTTCAAGGTCATTCTAACAGCACCAGTCTTCGCGGCTTTGAACGTCCCACAGCTTTCGTTTATGGCAAAAGCTACACAGATGCCGGGATCAACAATTGGAACCGTTCAGCAGTCGTATTTTGGTCGTAAGATCAAATTGGCTGGTGATCGTAATATTGCGGATTGGCAGATCACAGTTATTAACGATGAAACATTCGATATGTACGGTGCGTTTGAGCGTTGGATCAATGCAATGGCCCATACATCAACTAGATTGAATGCTCAGCGTGTTCTTGGTGCAACATCTTCACCAGCATCATATGTTGGTCAGGCTCTTGTTCAGCACTATGGCAAGGAAGGTAATGTAATTCGTACAATGAAATTGACTAATGTATGGCCTTCTGATGTATCACCAATCGATCTATCGTGGGATGCTAATGACACGATAGAAGAATTCGGTGTCACATTCAATATGGACTGGTTTGAAGTTGTTGATGGTGTTGGTCCAAACTAAGGAATAAACCATGGCAGACTATAACATCGATTTAATTATGCATCACAAAGCACAGGCTGAAAAGCACGGTGCTGCTGGAAACAAATCCTCATATCATGAACACATGTATGGGGTACATAATGAATCATCAAAGTATCACCAGTTGATGGCAAACAAAGCAACCGATAGAAAAGAAAAAGAAAACCACACAAACCTAGTTGGACAACATAAGACGAAGGCAGCAGAACATTTTGGGTATTACATGAACGCAGATAGAAAGATCAATGAATCAATCATTGGTTACAAAGCGTTTATTAGCCGAAAAGTTTAAATCACCGATAAGAGTGATGTTAAAGGGGAGCATTATGCTCCCCTTTTTTTGTTTAAATAAAATACAAATATACATGGGTATTATAATATGGCACTTTTCAAACTGTTCGGTTACAATCACGTTTCTTCATCGGAACAGTTACCACCAGAACAAAAACCACTTATTCGTTCGTTTGTTAATCCAGAGAATGAAGATGGTGCTAAAGATTACGGTAACCATAATCTAGGTGGTTCATTTTCATATGCATTAGACTTGGATAAATCTGTAACTAACCAAGCTGCATTGATTAACGAATATCGTGGCACCTCACAGATTCCACAGGTTGACATGGCAATCGAAGATATCGTGAATGAAGCCATAGTTATTGACGATGGTAGTCAGCCATTAGAATTGCATTTGGATGACACCACAATATCAGATAGCACCAAGAAGATCATAATGGATGAATTTGATCATGTTCTCAGTCTTTTGAAATTTCCAATGAGATCGCATGACATCTTCAAGCGTTACTATGTAGATGGTCAGTTGAACTATCACAAAATGATCGATGAAAAAAATCCTATGGACGGTATTCAGGAACTACGATTCATTGATCCACGTAACTTAGTCAAGGTCCGTGAACACCAGACAACAAGTTCTAGTAATGGTATCGACTATCTTTCACTGAAGTCAACTAATTATATCGAGTATTGGGTCTATAACGAATCAGGCTTCACTAATAGTCCGACAACTGTTGGCGCACAGACTACATTGACCGGAATCAAAATCGCAAGAGATTCTATCGCTCATGTTAACTCAGGAACAATTGATCCTAATAGCAAGCTGATTATGAGCCATCTACACAAGGCAGTCAGAATTGCTAGACAGCTACGAATGCTTGAAGACTCATTGATCATCTATAGAATCTCAAGAGCCGCTGAACGTAGAATTTTCTATATTGACGTAGGTTCTCTACCTAAAGCTCGTGCAGAACAGTATATGCAGTCTATTATCGCAAAGTATAAAAACAAACTGGTATACGATGCTGGTACTGGTGAACTGCGCGATGAAAGAAAGCACTTGGCGATAACCGAAGACTTTTGGATTCCTCGTTCAAACGGACAGGATGGTACGAAGATCGAAACCTTGAAGGGTGCAGAAAATCTAGGCATTATTGCGGACGTTGAATATTTCAAGAATAATTTATATGACGCTCTAAACGTACCAAGATCACGCATGGATTCAGAAACCATGTTCAGTATTGGTAAGTCTGGTGAAACCACACGAGACGAAGTTAAGTATTCTAGATTTATCGATAGACTGAGAACCAGATTCACTATTCTATTCGATGATCTATTGTCATCACAATTAAAATTGAAGGGAATTGTCAATGACGATGAATGGCAGGTAATCAAGAAGAAGGTCAAGTATAAGTTTAATAGAGATAACCACTTCGCCGAATTGATGGAAAGTGAATTGAACCTGAACAGAGTCACTTTACTTGAACAGTTTGACAACTATACAGGTAAGTATTTCTCTAAGGAATGGATTTTCAAGAATATCCTCAAGCTGGATGACGATCAAATCGAAGAAATTTACGAACAGATTCAGGAAGAAATGATAATGGATAATCAGATGTTGCTTGACGACCATTTGATGAAGATGAAGATGGGTCTTGTTGCTCCTGATCCGGAAACTGGTGCTGCTGTTCCACAGTTTCATCAGGGTGGGATGAATGAGACAGAATCAGATGACCTAAATAATTTGCTCCAAACGTTAAAAGAAGAAACGGACGCAAGAATAGAATCTCGTAAATCATAATAGACATCATTAAGCATGAGTTCAATAGAGAAAAAGGTAGCAGTCGCAATCACGGCGGCTATATGCAACGTCCGTGAGGAGATTTCGAATATACAGTTGAACTTGATCGAGACAATCGATTCAAGAGTCAACGGTCTATCTGTGCCTATTCTGGAAAAAATCGTCCAGAGATTGAACGATTTAGAAATTGACAAGGATAGACTTACGAGTCTAATCGAATCAAAATCTATACAGATTATAGAAGAACATATTCACAATAACACTATCCAGAATATTGATGTAGATATTCCGAATGATGTGATCAGACAGCATAATATTGATGCATTGACGACTAAACTAGATGAATCATTTCAGTCAATATTGACTGAAATGATTCAGATTAAAGATGTGGCATTACCATCATTATCAAATATATACCATAATCACGATGGAATCTACGCCACATTTGATCACAGTCACGATGATATTTGGTCAGAGGTCAGAACTCTGGAAAGATTGCAGACCGATGATCGCCAAAAGACATTAGAATTCAACTCAAATCTTCTCAACAGAGTCGACAAGAGTGATGCAAGTGTAAAGGCGGAATTGTTGAATTTGATATCTCATATAGAAGAATCGAAAGAAGCTATATGGAAAGATTTCAATAAACACTCCGACGAAACCGAGAAAAAATTAAGTGATCTGATTTCAGACCTATCAAAATCTCTGAATGTATTTGAACGTGATGTTGGTCTTAGACTGAAATCACTCGATAAAGAATATCAGTTGATAGGTGAAGAATTACAGAATGCACTGAAAAGGGTTAGTGCCAAACTGAATGATGGTCTTGAATCGAAAGCTAATATTCAACACTATCACCCAGAATTCAAAACCTTCTCCCAGAAGGATCATACGCATAAAGAATTTGATAAGTTCTCTAAGCTATTAGACAAAATAGACACGAACACTCTGAAGAAGTCCGATATCAATTCTCTTATCGATGGTGTATTGAAGAAAATTCCTGAGCCAATTCCCGGAAAGGATGGGATCGGCTGGGAATTTAAATTTGATAAATCTGATGAAGGTATTCTACTTTATCGTAAAGAAGGCGATTCTAAGTGGAATAAGCAAGACTTACGTGGTCCTAGAGGTCTTCCGGGGAAAAATAGCGACGGTGGTGGGTTCGGTGGTGGTGGCGGTGGTTCTATTCTCGACATTAAAAAGAATGGAACTTTGGTCGGTCGTGGTATTACTGCATTGGATTTTGCCGGTCCGGTAAACGTAACCAATCCAACATCCGGTATAGCTAGAATAGAAATTGTCGGTAGTAGTGGGGGCGGCTCGTCAGTCAGACAATATTTTACTTCGGTATCATTAACAGCGAATATCCCATTGGCGATTGTCCATGGACTAAATTTAACAGATCGTGACGCATTTCAGATAAATGTAATGAAAAATCACGGTCAAATTTCCGTTTCTGTAGAAAGTATTGATGTCAACGGCTTAATCATAACATCAAATGTCACACTATCAGATGTTAAGGTCACTGTAACAGGGGCATCGTCCACATAATATAGATATATAAGAGATTGATGATTGTGTAATTAAACAAAAGTTTTAAATAATTACAATACAGCTAACACACCCATTTTGATATTAAATTAAGGTATAAAATGTCCGAAAAAGAAATTTACACAGATTACAATTTTGCTCGCGTCGGTCAGGTCAGAGACTTTCGAGTGCATAATGTAACAACCACAGAAAGAAATTCACTATCACTAGCTCTTGGGGCTGGTAATTCAGGTTTGCACGTATATGACACGACAATTAAATCGGCATATTATTGGGACGGTGCAGCATTCCAGCCAGTAAGTCCAGTTATAGCAGGGGCGATGGTTTATAAAGGAACCTACTCTGATACTGTGAATACACCAACAACGCCAGAAATGGGACACGTTTATGTATGGAATGGCGGTAATTCCACTTTAACGTGGAGTACACAAACCTTTAACCCAGATGCTATTGTACAAAATGGTGACCAAATTATATACCGTGGTTCTGGCGTATGGGATATTTTTCAGGCAGATTTAAATCCTGCAAGTGAAACTGACGCTGGCTACATTGCAATCTCGACCCAAGCTGCAACTAATGCAGGTACTAATGATACGACCGCCGTTACTCCGTCAAAATTGAATGGGTATAGAGTGGCTAAGTCACTGGCTTCAGTATATTTCGCCAGTTCCGTAAACACAAGTGCGTTAACCCCTTTAACCATAACTCATAATCTAAATCTTCAGAATAGAAATTCATTTGTTATCAGTATCAAGAATTCCGCGCATTCTGAAATCACTCTTGATGTTGATTCAATCGATGTAAATTCCCTTACTATTACATCATCTATAGCCTTGACAGGATTATTCGTGAGTATTGTAGGTTTCTGATATGTCATCCAGAGACTTTCTGACTAATGTCGATCTAGTTCAAAATAATGATCCTAGTAATCCTTTAAGTGGATATGTTAGAATCATTGCCAAACCTGACGATAGACTTTATTTAAGACTTAATAGTGGAGTAGAGGTCGAATTGACGAATAATTCGACCTCTACTTCTGCACCTGTAGAAAATAGATATGAAGTATTCGATGATGAGGTGGTAACTGTGACTATAGGAAGAATAATGTTTCAGTATGGTGCGTTGGTAAACAGAGGGTTTCTGATTAATCGCGGTAGAATTATAGAGGTAGCTAACTAATGTCAGGTGGAGTATATATTGCACCAAAGGTTGATATTGCAAATTCAACTTTAATTACATACATTCAAGGTATTATGCAGGTTGGAGATATTGCAACCGTAGCCGATACCACAACAGGACTACTCTACTATATTCCAAAGAGTGGATCACCATATCAGGCCGTTTCTGGTGTAACCAGTGTAGCAGGTCTAGGTGGTACAGTAAGCGCAGCTTCTCTTGCCGCTGCTCTCGATACTTACTTTCTTACACCAGCAGAAGGTAATGCTGCTTATGATGCAATAGGTGCTGCAAGCACTGTTCAAAGCAACCTTACTTCGCACATAAATAATGCATCAGGTGCACATGCTGCTTCTGCTATTTCAAACGTAGCGGCGGGTGGTATTTCAGCAACTAACGTACAAGCTGCGCTTAATGAATTAGATTCTGAAAAAGCCAACTTAGCATCTCCTGCATTTACAGGTAACCCAACAGCACCTACACCTTCTCTCGGTGACAATGACACTAGTATAGCAACAACTGCTTTCGTAAATGCAGAGATTGCAAATGATGCTCCTAATGTTACATTAGCAAACGTAGGATCAGCACCAAATGCTCAAGGTGCTTCACTTTCATCTCAACAACTAACTCTTCAACCAGCATCGGGTTCATTTCCCGGTTTATTGTCTTCTGCTAACTTTAATAACTTAGCTAGGTTTTTTGGTACTGCTCTATTTAACGTAAAGGACTTTGGTGCAGTAGCGGATGACGTTCTTGGTGCTGGTGGTACTGATAATAGTACAGCAATTCAGAATGCTATTAATGCTGCTCAGTCTGCTGGTGGTGGTATTGTATTCTTTCCACCCGGACTATACAGTATTCAGACTGGTCTTACCGTAACTGGAAATTCAGTTCATCTAATGGGCTGTGGTTCTTCATATACAGCAGATGTTGGTGACTATAGAGCAACAGGTGGTTCATGGCTTTCATGGCGCGGTCCAGCTAGTACAATAATGCTTACTGTTGCACCAAATGCAGGTGCTTCTCAGAATCCTATTTTTGGATTTAGAATTACAGGTTTGAACTTCGATGGTCGTGACCTTCAAGTAGGTTCTACTGATACTGGTGCAACTCCGCCTGCAATCGGTATTTTAATGCAGGCAGTTGCTGGTGCGCATTTGCAGGACTTCTTCATGAATGGTCCGTTTACAACTGCTGCCATTAGTCTAGGTGCTTTGACTGCGGGCACAATTGGTGGTGTAGATACTCACGGTGTCGTAAGATCAATTTTTGAAAGATTCTGCATCAGACAGTTAGATGGTGCTGCTCCCGGTATTGGTATTCAGTTTTCTGGTACAGCAACAGCAAACGTAAATTTCTGTAAGTTCGATACTTTCCAGATCATGTATCTTGGTTCATCGAGCAGAAAACCTGCGATTCAACTTGGTAACTCAGATTCTAATACTTTCGTCATGGGTGCTTGTAACCGAGCAGGTTCGGGTACTACGAATTGGGGTATTGAAATTCTAGGCAGTAATACAAGCGCATCAGAAGTTTCTCGTGCTAATTTTTTCATGCACTGCTCAGCAGGAGCCAACGGTGTCTTCCTTGCAGGTACAGCAAGTGGTCGTGATCCAGCGGGTACATCAATTGCTGCATTGAACTTTACCAACCCTTCCACGGATAACCAATTAAGACCTTATTCTACTGAAAACGGAGAGCCTGTTCCTGTTTTTGGTACGGGCTCTACTGGTGGTTATGGTATTACAGGTGGTTCAACCGGACCTAGATTTTATTCGGAAGGTGCAAGTTTAGCATCTAGATCAGCACAGTTGGTAATCAATACAACTGCTTTGACTAGTATTGTTTCATTCGTTGCTCCACCTAACTTCATGAAAGCAGGAACAGTAATTGAACTGAGATGCATGGGTTATGTTTCAAACGCAGCGGTAGCATCTACGCACAACGCTCAGGTTAGATTCAATGCAGCAAACCCTATTGGTACTCTTGTGGCATTGGGTGCAACGGCAAGAACTACACAACCTGCGTCTATTACATGTAGATTTGTTCATAACGGAACGACAGTGGTAGGTTCTTTGCAATATACAGTAATGGGTGGTGCTGTTGTAAGTGCAACATCAGTAACTTCAGGCGGTGCTGTTGCAACGAGTGCTGCTTGTACCATCGATCTAGTACTAACTTCTTCAATTGCAACTTCAACCTTTACAGTAAATACAGCAGAAATCGTACTAGTAAATCAGTAATGCTAAACTTAAAAGAAATATTTCAACAGAGAACTAGAAATGGGAATCAATGGGGATATTCACAAGATGACGGATATACTGTAACTGGTGAAGTACTTCAGGATGATAAGTGGATAGGGGTTTCTTGGATTAGAGATAGTTCAGGAAACCTTTATTCACAGCATTCTAGAGCTTATGATATTGATCTGAGAGTAACAAAAAGAGATTACAGCTATACTACTAGTAGAATTTTAGATTCTGAATTTGTCATATCTCAAGATAGAGATGCTTTAGTGTTTTATACTGTTGAAATGCAAGCACAACTTTTACTAGCAGGAACTTCTTATGCTAAGGTTTATATGTATGCAAACGGAATTCTTGTAAGTACAGTTCAGAATCTTTTAACGATGACATTGTTGCTTGGTATAACTGAAACTACCGTTCAACAAAAAATACTCTGTGGATGCATTCCAGCAGGAACAACTGTACAACTTGTATCTGAAATATCAGGTAATGCAAGTGCAACTATTGTTGGTCAAATGGAAGTTCTTTTATGAAAATTATTTCAATATTCAGATGCATAACTTGTCAGACTCAAATAGCTCAATCTGAATTTGGACTTACTCAGGAAGTCTATGATTCACTCCGAGAGCATCTTGAAGTTCATCCGTTGCATGAATTAGCTCAAAGATTTGCAAAGGAACAGGAATAATTAAACACACCAGCTTTGATAATGTACCGATTAAATATTCTATAAATAAAATGTCACTGATAGTGGTATATCTAATCTATCAAGCTCGGATCAACCACAAAACATACATCGATAATATAAATGAACAAAATTATAAAAATTCTCAAAAAGGCTGCTGATTCAGAGCTTTCAAAAACCATCACATTTTCCGATGGGTCTGAATTAGAAATTGATTCTGATATCGCACTTCAAGTTCTGGATATCTACGAATCAATGGACGAATTTGAGAGATTGTCATTTGAAGAGGCAATTGAAATCTCGGCAGATGATTTCATATCAGAGATTAACGAACATTCGTCAGATATTAATTTTGATGACGATCTAACAGAGGAATAAAAATGTCATATAAAATTTTCACACAGGCTGCTCATGGCGACAGTTCAAAGATTTACGATGGCGCACAGCTAGTTCGTAATGCCTTGACCGTCAAGGGTGCAGCTTTAATCCGCAATATTCAGGCACAGATGTATGGTGGATCGATCAATGAGTCCATGAAATTGATCAAGACTCATACTAATGGAAATAAAACGGCAAAGGTCTACAAGGATAATGAATGGGGTGAATACCGCGTCAAGCATTATACCGATGGAAAACACCACTCAGAAGCAGACTATCATGCTGGTGATGCTGACGATGCCCACAACACAGCACAGTCTTGGTTGAAAGGATAATGAATAAGTCTCTAATGTTAGTCGAATCAAATTTCGACACTCAGACATTATGTGAAGAAAAGAATGGTGTAAAGAACTGGTACATCAATGGTGTCTTCATGCAAGAAGATGTCAACAACAGAAACCGTAGACTTTACCCTAAGAATGTCATGGAATCTACAGTCAACCAATACGTGAACGAATATGTCAAAACTAATCGTGCCGTTGGTGAACTGTCTCATCCAGATACCCCAGCAATTAATCTTGAGCGTGTATCACACATCATCGAAAGTATCTCACACGAAGGTAAGAACTATATTGGTAAAGCCAAGGTTCTAAAAACTCCAATGGGTTCTATTGCAATTGGTCTACTTGAAGGTGGTGTAAAACTTGGCGTTTCTTCTAGAGGGACAGGAAGCTTGGTTGAAAATGGATCAGGTATCAATGTCGTTCAGCCTGACTATAAACTATCAACTATTGATATTGTTTACAACCCAAGTGCCCCAGACGCTTTTGTTCAAGGTTTGATGGAAGGTCACTCTTTCGTATGGAATACCTTAGAAGAAGATGTTGAATTCGTAGAAGCTCTTAAGAGTGGAATCAAGAAAACTCCTTCAAGACAATTACAAGAACAAAAAATACAAGCCTTCGAAAAATTCATGAATAAGGTAAAGGGACTATGAAATCATTCAAACAATATATCGCTGAGTCAAATTTACCAGTTGATGATATCAAAGATTTACATCAGCAATCAGCCCAGCATCTACAGATAGCAAAGCATCACCATGACGAGATGATGAAAGCTCGTAGCGAAAGAGATTTCAATAAGTTTGGCGAACACGAACTATTACACCATGATGCAATGCATAAATATCATTCAGCACAGTACGATTTAGCCCTTGGTCGCGCACCACAAGACGCAAGATCACAGAACCATGAAATGACCTATGGTAACGCAGGATATCATGGTGTTAGATCAAATTATCATATTGACAATCGTGACGAAAAGCATTTTGATTATTCAAAGAGTGACGCACGCGATTCTCAGTTCAGAAATGCTCTCAGAGCCAAAAAGGACTTCATGAAATGAAATCATTTAAATCAATTATGTCAGAAGGCTATACCATAAGTAAGGGTACAGCAGCGAAGCCAGAAGAAAGTTCTGTCGCTGAAATTGGATACAAGCCTAATGATTACTCTAAAAAGACACATGCACAACTTCATTATATTATGAAGGATGCTAGTGAAGCTGCCAAGAATATGAAAGGTATGGATTCTAAGGCAGAAGCGAAGTATCTCGACCAAGTTAACGATGCTTCAACCGAACTATATAAAAGAAAGAAAGCTGGTATTAATGTCAATGAATCCATGTCAGACGATGATCAGGATGAACATGATTGGCATTCTTATAAAGCAGGTCATCATGAAAATGAAATGCAGGGCCATGCAAGAGAATTGATGAATGGTCCGTCTGGCGCAAATGGTGGTGTATATTCTGCAATCAATCATTTGAGTGGTAACGATGATCACGAAGGTATTACACCTGATAAGTATCAAGCGATGGCACCTCACATGGCCGCTCTTGAAGATGCTATGAGAAAAGCGCATGAAGCATATCACGGTCAAATGGTTGCGCATCACAAAGAAAAGCACGATGAACATTTGGGTCATATTGCTGGAATTGTTGCAAAATACGCTAAAGTTTAAAAAGTTAAATAAAGTACACCAACAAATAATTTTGGAGATTAAAAGATGAAGAAGAGTATTGCAGAAGTTCTAGCAGAAATGGAATCTGCACACGCTAACCGTCCAGCAGATAATACCTCTGCCGGTGAACCTGCCTCTGCTGTTGCTGCTGATCCTGCAACTACTTTGGGTGGTGGTGATGCACACGCTAACCGTCCAGCAGACCAGTCAGGTAATGGCGAAGTTTCTGACCGTCCACAGGGTTCATCTGTTCCACCATCAGGAACAGCTACACCAATGGACCCTAACGGAATTCCAGCACCAACAGGTCCAGTGGATGTTAATCAGAAATGGGACGAGTTGATGTCACTTATGATGTCATTCAAGCCTATGAATGAATCAGAATATTCAATCAAGTTTAACAAGAATGATTTCGGTTCACTATTTGAATCAGAAGGCATTTCATCAGAATTCGGTGATAAGGCATTGACCATTTTCGAATCTGCTGTTAATAGCAGAATCAAGTCTGAAATCGTCCGTATTAACGAAACCGCAAATTCATATTTCACCGAACAGGCTAAAGAACTTGAAGCCCGTATCGTTTCAGAAAATGACGAACGTATTGACGCATATTTGAACTATGTTGTCGAACAGTGGGTTAAGGATAACCAGATTGCCATCGAATCAGGATTCAAGGTTTCTATTGCCGAAAACGTCCTAACCGGAATCAAGGCATTGTTCACCGAAAACTTTGTTGAAATTCCTGAAACAAAGGCAGACCTAGTTGAAGAATTAGTTGGCAAGGTTACTTCATACGAAGCCGCACTTGCAGAAGCAATTAAAACCAACAATGATCTAAAGAAGAACTTGGCTGAATCAACTAAGGCAAATGTTATCTCTGGATTTGTTCAGGGTATGACTGCTGTTAAGGCTGACAAGATCAAGAGCCTTGCAGAAAGCGTCGAATTCACCAATAGCTCAGAATTCATCACCAAGTTGAAGACCCTATCTGAAAATTACTCAGATAAGAAGTCAACCAAGTCAGGTGATTCCGGTTTAATCGTTGAAGATAATGGTAAGGTCGTTGTCGAAAACGCACCGGCATTCACGAACTCAGAAATTCCAGAAATGGCAAGATTTGTTCAGGCAACACAGATGTACTCGCCGAAAAAATAAGGCGTTTTTAAAAATATAAATAATTTTGTAGTTTATCAAAATACATCAAGGAGATACATAAATGTCAGGTTCTAAATTTGAAGCCCTAAAGAAGAAGTGGGGCGCTATCCTAGAAGCCGAAGGAATGCCAACGATCCGCGAAAGCTATCGTAAGAGCGTTACCGCACAGCTTTTGGAAAATCAGTACGATGCTATGCGTCAGCAGAATGCTGCTGAATCTGGCGGAAATCTTTTCGAATCAACCCAGCCAGTTAACACTTCAGCCGATTTCGGTGGAATTGCTGGTGCAGGTTCATCAAACATCAAGGCATACGACCCAATTTTGATTTCATTGGTCCGTCGTACAATGCCAAACATGATTGCATACGACGTTTGCGGCGTTCAGCCAATGACAGGCCCAACAGGCTTGATCTTTGCAATGCGTCCGAAGTATGTCAATCGTGATGCAATGACTGGCGCAAAGACAATGGGTAACGAATCATTCTATAATGAAGTCGATACCGATTTCTCTGGCGATCAGCTAGACGGTAACACCCAGTCTGGCACAAATCCGAAGGTCTTAAACGACGCAACTCCGGGTCCATATACAACTGGCCGTCCAATGTCAACCCTAGCTGGTGAAACTCTCGGTGCTGATGAAGCCCTTGCAACAAATCCTTTCAAGGAAATGGGATTCACCATCGAAAAGGTTCCAGTTACAGCTAAGACTCGTGCCCTTAAAGCCGAATACTCAGTTGAACTTGCACAGGACTTAAAGCAGCTTCATGGTCTTGATGCAGAAACCGAATTGGCAAATATTCTTTCATCAGAAATTCTTGCCGAAATCAATCGTGAAATCATCCGCACGATTTACATCATCGCTAAGAAGGGCGCAACCAACACAACAACTCCGGGCGTATTCGACCTAACAAACGACTCAAATGGTCGTTGGGCTGTTGAAAAGTTTAAGGGTTTGATGTATCAGATCGAACGTGACGCTAACGCAATCGCTCGTGAAACTCGTCGTGGTAAGGGTAACGTCATCATCTGTTCTGCTGACGTAGCATCTGCTCTTGCAATGGCTGGTATCTTGGATTCAACCCCAGCACTTCAGGCTAACCGTCTTGAAGTTGACGATACTGGTAACACCTTCGTCGGTGTTCTAAATGGTCGCTATAAGGTCTTCATCGATCCATATGCAACCAGCACCACAAACGATGATAACTTCTTCGTTGTTGGTTACAAGGGTCAAGCTTCAGCATTTGATGCAGGATTGTTCTACTGCCCATATGTTCCGCTTCAGATGTATCGCGCTGTTGGTGAAAACAACTTCCAGCCTAAGATTGCGTTCAAGACTCGTTATGGTCTTGTTGCAAATCCATTCGCTGAAGGTCTAAACGCTGGTCTTGGTGTTCTTACACCAAACGCTAACGTGTTCTACCGTCGCGTTAATGTCTCTGGTTTGTCAGGTGTTGCTGCTGGCTACTAAGACGTAAAGCCGTCAAACAAAAAGGGAGCTTCGGCTCCCTTTTTTTATGTTCGCTAAATAAATAAAATATTATAACTGGCAGACGTATGAAAACATTATCACAATTTCTGGCTGAAAAAGAGGTAATTCGTTCATCTGATAAAGGTCAATTCGACTATCAGCATGGAATCGTTCATGCAGAAAAACCCGGATATTCTAAACTAGGGTCAGGCGCATTTGGTTCAGCACTAAAAAAGAATAGTGATGATTCCGTCTATAAAGTATATCGTTCAGATAGTCATGATGTTGCGGCTGAATTTCATAGACATGCAATGAAAGAAACAAATCCACATTTACCTAAAATTAGTAAAATGGTAACTGTTAAACATCCTCAAGGCGTACATACTGTTATATCAAAAATGGAAAGATTGTATCCATTACATAATCTCTCCCATGACGAATTGAAAAGTTCTTGGGAACATGCCTTCGGTAAATCTGCACCAAAGGACATAACACCTTCGCATATTTCTGATCATATTGAAAGACATATCAAGGCCCATAGCGGAATGGGTAAAATTCCCGGCAAGGCAACGTCACATTTCACGAATGCTGCGAGTGATATTGCAGCAATTGCATCTAATGGTAACGGTAAAATAGATATAAAACCAGAAAATATAATGGTAAGAAAGAATAAAACTGGTCCACATCATTTGGTAATAAACGATCCTGTGTGGGGTGGTGAAGCTGAATCACACAATAATCACGAATATAGTTCAGGAGAAAGTTGGTCATGAAATCCTTCACAGAATTTTTAATGGAAGCATTGGTCATTAAAAAATCACCAATTCACTCTAAAGAACTTTTCCATAAGATAAGCGATGCATCACGTACAGGTTATCAGCGTTTGGGTGGTGGGGTATTCGGTGTGGCTGTCCGCAAGAAAAATCCAGAATCTTCATCTGCTGATCATGTCTTTAAAATTGCACAGACCGACTTAGAAAATCCTCATGAAGACCCGTACATGAGACACGCCGTACATTCAATGAATAATCACACAACAAATGATCATTTACCGAAAATAGAAAAGATACATTCCATTAAGACTCCTACTGGTGCTGTCCATGTCGTCAAAATGGAAAAATTGCATTCAATGTCATATGCAGACGAAAATGAATTGAAATCAATGCATCATCACGCATTCGGATCACATTTCAACGATAATCCGGTGAATGCTTATAGCAGAATTAATTCAAATGTATTCACCAACAAAATAAACAAACATGTTTCTGCTCATCAATCTGCGACTTTATCGGGTAAAACTTATAATGATCCTGAATTTTTAAAGTTCCCGAATCATATGAAAAAGACAATCGCTCATTTGGCAAGAACGCCACTGAAGATGAACGACAAGCATTCTGGTAACGAAGTAGGTCCAGACTTACATACTGGCAACATAATGATGAGAAGCCACCCTGACGGAACGCATCACCTTGTAGTCACTGATCCTTTTGTTAGCTATAAAGATTTGGGAAGCGTGAATCGTGGTGGTCATGGTATCCATTATAAGAAAGAATATAGATCATACAAGAAAACCGGGATGAAAGACGAATGAAAACATTTATCGATTTTTTAAATGAGGCTTATACTGTAACTAAGACCGACCATCCATCGTCAAAGAATCTTTTCAATACAATGAAAAGTTCCATGACAAAGAATAAGGAATATAAAACGCTCGGAAAGGGTGCTTTTGGTATGGCTGTTCAGAAATTGGACAAGGTGAAGGAAGGTAGAAAAACTCAACGTGTCGAACAAGAACCAAACACCGTATATAAGGTTGCTAGAACTACGTTGGAGAATCCATCGGATGATCCTTATATTCAGCACGCAAAGCATTCAATGGACAACCACGAGACTAATCCACACTTACCGAAAATAGAAAAGATACATTCTATTAAAACGCAGACTGGTGCCGTTCATGTTGTGAAAATGGAAAAATTACACCCAATAAATTCACTATCCCATGAAGAACGTCATGCAATGTGGAAACATGCTTTCGGTAAACCTTTGAACACGGACGTTGGCTCTCCGATGGCTCACAATATGGCATCCAATCTGCGTCTGCATATCAATGATTATGTCACGGATAAAAAGAGAGGCATAAATTATAATGAATCGGAGTCATGGGGAGCTAGAAGACACCGACTATTACCTACTCATATGAGAAAGGCAGTTGAACATGTTGGTAACAGTATCATAAAGGCTAATAAGGTGTCTCCTCATACTGAGACATATCTCGATTTGCACGCTGGAAATATCATGGCGAGACAGCATCCATCCGGTGAAACTCATCTTGTTATAACTGATCCTACAGCATCAAGAAAAGATATAAAGGGTTTGAAAAAACCAGAAAATAGAATCAAATATGCTGCAAAAACTCGTCAAATCAAGAAGGAAAAATCAGATGAAACTTAATCAGTTTTTAACAGAAGCCGATAAGATGGGTGACCACTATAATGAATATTCGTCTAAGGTCAAGTCAAAATCAGGATATGACACTTTGGGTAGTGGTACTTTTGCGACCGTCATAAAGAAGAAAGGTGACGACAATCATGTCTATAAGATATCTAAAACGTACCAAAAGAATCCTGACCATGATCCCTCCTATGCTTACCTGAAATCTAGCATGAAGAATCATGAATCAAATTCGCTGTTTCCAAAGGTCCATGCCTTACATGTCATTCCACATAAAGACGGTAATATCCACGTATCCAAAATGGAAAAACTACATTCTGTCGATGATCTACACCCGTCAGAAAGATTGAAAATTTTTCACCATACATTCGGACATGAAGTGAAAGGGGCAAATGATATCAGTGGTGATGCCATCGCATTACATCTGAGAAAGCATAGACTAAATCATGAAGAGAATAAGACTCACGATCCTAAATTACCACAACACACTCGTAATCACATAGAGCATATCAATTCATTACTGAGTGGTATCGAGAAGAGTAGTAAATCTGATCCTAGAGCAGACATGCATGGTGGTAATATCATGGCAAGAAAGACCCCGGAAGGACACCAACTTGTACTGAATGATCCGGTCGTTTCAAGTAATGATGTGTTTAGACATAACAAAGAAATACATAATTTTAAATTTTAATAGAGAACAATATAATGGCTGAGATTTGCGAAAATCCAAACACTGACCTAAATTTTGCCTTAAATAATAAGGCATCATTGGTCATTCCAAATCTTGATGGGTTTGTTCTAGAGGTATTTGCATTTAATATACCGAATATGACATTACCAGCAGCAAGTCATTCAATGCCATTCACTAATGATAAGCTACCGGGTGATAAACTTCAGTATGGTTCATTCTCGGTTAGCTTCCATGTATTGGAAAACTATAAGAACTACAAGCAGATTTTCAATTGGATGTCGGATATAGGTCGTCAGAAAAATCTGAAGCAGTATGCCGACAAGAAAAATTTCAGGGAAGACGCATACGTCCTTGCAAAGAATGCAAACTATGGTACTACCATGAGAATCAACTATATTCAGGTGTGGCCGACAAAATTATCGAGCGTTGAATTCGCCTATAATGTGACCACCCCTGAACCTATCTCATGCACCGTTGAATTCGCATACCATTATTTCGACCTAGCGTAACTGTACATCTTCCATATCTACATCAAAATTTTGATCGATGTAGTATTCGTAACGTTTGATAAACTGTTCTAGTGTAGAGTTATTTTCACGTTTACCTATTGTCATATCATCGACAATATCGTAAACAGTAGCTTTATCCTTACCACCGAACAGTCTCAAAATACGACCGATAGACTGCAATACGCGAATCTTGGACTTGGTTGGCGATCCTAGAATCATATTGTGTAGGTTTGGTGCATTAGAACCCGTCGAGAATGAACCGAAACTTGCGACTACGATTGCATTATCCATTCCGGCTAATGATTTACGATACATATCTCTAGTGTCAGGATCAACCTTTCCTGTCATCAAGATAGCAACCTTATTATGATTAGCTGCAACCTTACACAATTTCTCGTAAAATACGTTGGCATGTTTATCTACCAGATTAAACATGACGACCGTATTACCCTTACATGATAATGCCAGCTTTAGGATATAGTCCTCTCTAGCTTTAGAATCAATGATATATTCGACTTCTTCCTGATAAGAACCGATCTTCTTAGGGACCATTTCTTTTGTATAATGTAGAATTTTAGCTCTGATTCTTACTCTGGTTAACTCGCCTCTATCCATCAATTCCGAAGATGTTGAGTATATGACCGGCTTTGCGAAGATACCCTGTAGTACATATTCATGGAGCTTCGTATCGTCTAATGTTCCCGTAAAACCTAAACGATATTCTGCATCACACTTTTCCAGTATACCTTTCGTGCATTCTGCCGTATATTCATGAACTTCGTCACAAAGAATAGCGTCGAACTGACTGAACCATTCAGCTTCTAATCTATAAAGCGACTGCCATGTCGATATTACGACTTTCTTATTACCGAATATCTTACTCTGACCTTCGTAAATTACATGCGTATTTTTGCCTACGTCCCATTTATTGTCAACCGAATATTCTTCGAAGTCACCTAGCAACTGTTTTACCAGACCGATTCTTGGTACTATGATAAGGACAGTTTTGTTTATGGCAACCAGTGGTCTTAGTATGGAATACATAATAAGTGATTTACCCGATCCTGTTGCCGATATAACGAGGTTTCTTTTCTTTATCAGGGAATCAGCGACAGCCTTTTCTTGATAGTCACGAATAGTGAATTTTGAAGGGAGATTTAAATGATGCATAATCTTCCCAGCCGTTGACTTACCGATACAAGCCTCTGAGCGTCGATTTGGGACACTTACGTCTTCTAGTGCTACCGTATATCCCCTAGCGACACAGAACTCTTCTAGAGCCTCATACAGCCCCAAATACATACACTTCGTATTAAGGTTTAGAAGTCTAAGTTTACCGTCCCACTGTTTTGCTTTGAATTTTGGGGAGTGTTTGTAGTTAGGCATGAAGTAAGAGAAGTGTTCCTGTATTTCTCTCAGCATCCATGGTTCACCGTACAGTTTCATGTGTACGTTGTTTATTTTCTGAACGATTAATGTATTATAAGGAGTTGTCATAATGAATACCGACGATAATGGATTGGAACTAGTGGCGTCATGCGTCGTTCTGAAAAATGGAACAGAGCTTTTGACTTTGATTACAACTGAACATGTTGAGAAAACATGCTATTTGTTTGATCCCGTTCAAGTGTTGAAGGGCATAGATCAGGGATCAGCAACTTTTATTGTTCGTCGTTGGATAGAACTCAGTGATGATCGAATCTATATGATTCCTAAAGAGGAAGTCCTAACTGTATGTAATATGTCCGATATGGCGTTGGCTCGATACAACGAAATCAGACGCAAGATGTATATTGACAAGAAACCTGACACTGAAGAAGAATATGAGCCTACCGAAACGGTACCTGAACGAAAATATTTACATTGACCTATTGACAATAACTCTGAAGGTCATTAAACTTAAAACCGTTAGGCACCCCCGGTGATAATTACTAATAATAGGTGACCAGTGAAAATTGAAGATATACAAAAAGAGTGGGACAGTGATAGTGAAGTTGATGCTTCGCACTTATCAGATCAGATTAGTAAAATTCCATACCTTCATAGTAAGTACATGAAGATTCTATTTGATGAGAAAATGATCAAATCGAAGATCGATCGTCAGATCGATGAATTGTTACCTGACAAAACGATGTACTATCGAGGCAAACTTGATGAGGAAACAATAACCAAGCGTGGATGGAAACCGTTCAATTTATTCTTAACCGCACAGGATACTAATATGTATCTGACTGCTGACAAAGAATTAGCGGACTTAAAACAACGTAAAGGAATTGTCGAAGAGAAAATCCGTTACGTTGAGGAAATTATAAAGCAGGTAAACCAACGCAATTTTCTTATTAAGAACCTCATCGACTGGCAGAAATTCACATCAGGTTCCAATTGACATTAATATTTGGTTGAGTAATAATGATGGTACGATAACAAGCTTGAGGTATTATTATGTTCGTATTTGACGTTGAAACATTAGATTTAGAATCTACAGCAGTCTTATTGGCTGTAGGTATGGTCCATATCAAGGATGGTGTGGATTATGATTACGAGTCATTATTTGAGACTGGAAAATTCATTAAATTCTCAGTAGAGGCCCAAACTGGAGTGAGATCGATTTCCAAGAGTACGCTTCAATTCTGGTCTGAACAGGAAAAGGAAGTCCGAAAACTCATTCTTAATAGAAGCCATGAAGATAAGACACCGTTTGATGGTATTATTGAACTCAAGGATTACATGAACAAGTGTGACCCAACCAGAAGTTCAATGGTCTTCACAAGAGGCCCATTGGATCAAATGGTCTGGCCATCATTCTGCAAGTCTTTTAATGCATACGACCCAATCGGCTATAAGAGATTCCGTGACGTTAGAACTTTTGTCGATTGTATTACAGGCGATACCACTGGATATTGTAATATAAATAAAAAGATAATCCAACCACCAAACTTCATGGCTCATCATCCAGTACACGACGTTGCTAGGGATGCGTTAATGATGTTATACCCAGACACGGAATAATATGACAACTGTAGCCTTCGACGGTAAAACTTTTGTGAGTGATACGCGAATGGTTGCAGAGTATTATACTGACGGTAATTGTAGAAAAATATTCGAAATTGGTAATTTTATAGTAGGCATTGCTGGTGAATATGCCCAATGCCTACTTTTCATTGAAGAATTCAAGAATTGTGGTACGGATTTGAGTAAATCATTTCCAATGGATCATATTTCTGGAATGACGAGTATGATTTACAATAAATCCAATAAGAAATTATATCGTTACGAAGGTTCTGGTTTGCCTATGTTGATCAAACCACCTTATGCAATAGGATCAGGATCATCATTTGCCATGGGGGCCATGAAATATGGTGCTTCAGCGGAAGAAGCAGTTAAGATTGCGATAAAATTGGACATTAGTAGTGGTCTTCCACTCAATAAAATCGAGGTAAAATAATGGTTATGCCGAATACACAAACGTTAGAAGAATTGGTTACGGAATATTCGGATAGGTCTACGATTTTCGATGCAGTCAAAATTCAGTATGATGTTGCCGATTTCAATCTTTACATGACCGAAAACAAGCTGGTGAACTATCTTGTTAGGGCTAATCTTAAAACTGTTATCGTGGATGGCTACACCTACATCGTGACGGACGGTAGACTCGTCAAATCTACGTTGGCGGTTCCTGCACCATAGGACTTGACAACAGTCTCTTGATGGTGTATCATGTTCACCATGAACAAAAAATTATACACTGTTGGCGACATTCATAGCTCAAACTCTGCGGAGTTGGAGAAAATCTTCCGTGCGGTTCGTCTCGATGACGCCAAGATCATTCTGCTTGGTGATCTTGTTGATCGTGGGACTGAACTCAAAACTGTGATGCAGATGATTTCCGAGAATCGTGATATCATCGAAGGTATCACTGTGGGTAACCACGACCACAAAATTTACCGTCATTACATGGGCAATAGGGTCAATCTTGGCCGTGCCGCTGGTATGACCGTAAAGGAAATGGACGAAGATAACGATACGAAAGAGCGGTTCATTTCGATGATCGAAGAATATGGTTATCTCTGGATGCGTCACGAAAAACATATCTTTGTGCATGGTGCTATCAGGTCATTCTTTTATGAAGAAGAACCTGTAAAATATGTTGATCTTATTGCACGTAAAACAGTCCGTCAGCACACTGAATATGATTGTGTATTCTACGGTTTCACTGACGGAAAGTATGATGATGGCGGCAAGCCCGTTCGTGATATGCAATGGATCAATGAAGTCAAGGCTGATTGGACCGTATGGAAAGGTCATGACGTTCTGTCAACATTTACGGAGATTAACCATGTCAATTCTATTGGCGGTCGCGTTGTTTTTATGGATACTGGTGGTGGCTTTACTTATGGTAGGCTGACTGCCAAAGAGGTTATTTAAGGATATAATTATGAGTAACATTGAATTTTTTGAAACGAACGGGAAGCCAATCAAGGCTTGGACTAATGGTGTTCCTGTTGAAGAAGATGCTAAGAAACAGCTAAAACTGATTTCTGGCCTACCTTTTATTTTTAAGCATATTGCGGTTATGCCAGACGTTCATCTTGGAAAGGGTGCAACTGTTGGGTCTGTTATTGCAACCAAGGGGGCCATCATTCCCGCTGCTGTGGGGGTTGACATCGGATGCGGAATGATGGCCGTCAAACTGAACATAAAGGCGAATGATCTACCGGATAATCTGGCTAATCTTCGCGGAATGATCGAAGCCAAGATTCCTCATGGTCGTACTAACAATGGCGGTGAAGGTGATAAGGGTGCAAGAAACGCATCAACCTTAGAAGGCACACGTAAGGTTGATGTTATGAATCTTAATCTTAAACTGCAAGATTTTATTAATAAGAATGATCACCGTCATCTTATTAAACCTGCATCTAGACTGGTCAATCATATTGGTACTCTCGGTACTGGTAATCATTTCATTGAAGTCTGCCTTGATACGGAATCAAATGTTTGGATCATGGTCCATTCTGGTTCGCGTGGTATTGGTAATGCAATTGGTACTTATTTTATCGACAAGGCTAAGGAAGAAATGGCTCGGTATTTCATTAATGTTCCAGAACAGGATTTGTCATATCTTGTACAAGGAACCAAGATTTATGATGACTATATTGAAGCAGTGAGTTGGGCACAGGATTATGCAAGACTCAACCGTGAAATCATGATGAATGATGCAATTGAATGTATGAAGAAATTCGTGCCACATATTGCTGTAGATATCGTAGAAAGTGCAGTCAATTGTCATCATAATTATGTTTCGATTGAAAATCATTACAATGAAAATGTTATTGTGACTCGTAAGGGTGCGGTATCGGCACAGAAGGATCAGTTGGGGATTATTCCGGGTTCTATGGGAGCAAAATCTTTCATTGTTCGTGGTAAGGGTAACAAAGAATCGTTCTGCTCATGTTCTCATGGTGCTGGCCGTAAAATGTCCAGAACTGCGGCTAAGAAAATGTTCACGATTGATGATCACATTAAGGCTACTGAAGGTGTTGAATGCCGCAAGGATGCTGATGTTATTGATGAAACCCCACAATCGTATAAGGATATTGATGCAGTTATGGCGGCACAGTCAGACCTTGTTGAAATTGTCGCAACGCTGAAGCAAATTTTGTGCATCAAAGGCTAAAAATGTTTAAAAAATATGACACTATAGTTCAAGAATTTAAGGGTGAATTTAGATGGCTGTCGAATTTTTGGCCGTGTGATATTTCATATGGCGGGTTAATTTTTCCGTCTGTCGAAAATGCATACCAAGCTTCTAAATTCTCAACAGACGAAGAAAGACTTAAATTTATACAAATATCGTCAGGTCATGCTAAACGATTGGGAAAGTCTGCAATTTTAAGAAATAGTTGGGACCGAGAGAAGGTTGGAATAATGCGATCACTTCTTATCGAAAAATTCAGAAACGAAACCTTAAAATGTAGATTACTCGACACTAATGGTATGTTACTTGAGGAAGGAAATAACTGGAAAGATACCTTTTGGGGAGTTGATCTTAATACAGGTAAAGGGTCAAATATTTTAGGTAAACTCATTATGGAAATTAGAGACGGTATTAACAGACGAACGGTAGTTGACAGTCCTGATTGATGTGCTATAATGGTCACATCAATCAGGAGATACCATGTTAGAGATTTATCTGATTCACGTTGCATGTCTGCTTCTAGGTGCAATCTCGATCACCTATGGATGGTATCGTAATAGAAATTCCTACGATGCTCATAATAATTTGGGTATGAGCATCGGCTTGCATCTTATTGTTCAGGTTATAGTCGCATTTGTTCTCTATCTTCCAACTTTCAGTTCTATGAAAGATGTCGAGATTCTTAATGGACAGGTTACAGGAAAATTTTCGGAGAAAGTGTCTTGTAGTCATTCTTACAGTTGCAATTGCCGTACAGTATCGTCAGGTTCTGGTAAAAACAGAACAACCAGTCGAGTTTGCGATACCTGTTACGAACACAGTTATGATATCGATTGGGTGGTTAAGTCTACATTTGGTAGAAGTACAATCGACCGCATTAATCGTCAGGGTACAGAAGAACCTCCACGCTGGACTGCGGTTTCTGTAGGGGAACCGTTTTCTTCACCGCACGTTTACGATAATTATGTTTTGGTCGATCCAGAATCTTTGTTTAGTGAACGTCAGTTTCTTGTAGTAAAATATAAAAATCTACCTGCATACCCGAAGGTCTATGATTACTATAGAGTCAACCGTGTAGTTCCGTTGTCTGGAAAATATACGACTTTTGCAGCAGATTTGAACCATAAATTGAATATGTCATTGAGAACTGTTGGGTCTAATAAGCAGGTCAATATTATTGTAGTTGTTGGTAGTAATTTAACCGATGATTATATGCGAGCAATCCGTCAGTATTGGTTTAATGGTAAGAAGAACGATGTTGTTGTTCTTATTAGCGAAGCTGACAATAAAATCGAGAATGCTTATGTATTCGGATGGGCCAAGAATTCTATTTCCGATATTGAGATTCGTAATGCTTTGATCGGATCGGACTTGACAGCCGAATCTGTGTCTGGTATAATCATCACGAACACCATGAAGTATTTCGTTCGTCGCAGCATGAAAGAGTTCGAATATCTTCTGGATCAGGCAGTTGTACCTTTGTGGGCAGTTGTAGTATCATTGCTACTGATGTTGGGAGCGCATATTTTTATGCACCTTAAAATTTATGAAGTACCCACTCGTCGTTTTTATTAATTGGAGAATGTGATGGCTAAGGCTTTGGTTGTTGTCGGTATTTTTGTAACTGGTATTATTCTTTTCATCATGGCACTCATTGGTTGGAATAATGCAGCAGTCATCACTGAAAACAGCATCAGTGCATCGGATCAGGATCGACAGACAGTTCTTTCGAACTACACCACGAAGATTCAGGAAATGGCACAGATTCCTGCAATGTATCGGGATGATCTGACTAAGGTTTTCAAGGATAGTATCGGCGCTCGTTATGGTGCGGATGGAAGTAAGGCACTGTTTCAGTTCATCAAGGAACAGAATCCTAATTTCGATTCTTCGATGTATACCAAGCTGCAAACTGTCATTGATGCAGGCCGTACTGATTACACCATGAGCGAAAAGGTTCTTATCGATAAGGTACGTGTATATCGTAATGATCTTGGAATCTTCCCAAAGTCGTTTTTCCTATCATTCCTTGGATTCCCCAAGATCGATCTTGAAAAGATGAAGCCTCTGGTTGAATCTGCGACTAAAGTCAAGTTCGAAACTGGTGTTGACAGCGCGATCAAGATTCGGTAAACTTTCAGGGAACGGTTGTTTAGACCGTTCCCTTCTTTTTGGAGATTATAATGGATATTGTGACAGCACCCAACGAAGTCGTTACGCAAAATAAAATCGTATTTTTGGCCGGAACTATTGAAATGGGACATGCCGAAGAATGGCAGACTCAGTGGGCAGAACGACATAATAATAAGAAAATTACGTTCCTGAATCCGCGTCGTAAAGAATGGGATGCTTCTTGGAAACAGTCCATCAATGAACCTAAGTTCAAACAACAGGTCGATTGGGAACTTGATGGACTAGAATACGCTAATGAGGTTTGGTTCTATCTTAAGGGTGGTTCCATGTCCCCAATCAGCCTAATGGAACTCGGATACGTTGCGGCATTTAAACTTATCAGTCCATATTCCGGAGTTTATGTTGTGTGTGATAAGAATTTTTGGCGTCGTGGTAATGTAGAAATTATCTGTGATCGCGTCAATATTCCTCTGTACGACAACGTCGAGATTTTTCATCACGATGTGGATTTACGATATGCTTAAACTGTATATCATGGTCAGGAATGACAATATGAACATCGGTCAACAGGCCGCACAAGCGGTTCATCTAGCAGTTGAGGCATCATCACTGAAAGATTTTTCTGAATGGAAACGGGATAGTAATACTGTCGTCCTTCTATCAATCGATGGAGTTCGTGGTATGAGAAATCTACTTCACTGGATGAATGCTGTTAAACAAGACTACGTTACATTTAGGGAACCAGATCAAGGTAATACTGAAACTGGTTATGCAATCATTATGGATAGTGATGCACCATGGGCGCATATTAAAGAACTACGGCTGTTAGGTAATGTATAATATTCAACATACTAAAGATCGCCTGAAATCATTCACGGAATTTCCGGTTGGATGGGAACATGATGATTCGCAGCCGGGAAATCTAAGGCATTATACTATGCTTATCGATGTTCTGGATGATGTTAAATCATGGCAACTCAATGGTATGATTTATCATGATGGTTCTCTAGGATTATTCTTTTATAACGATAAGGACTATGTGACTATCGAAATAGTGGATTACAAGTTTGAATTGTTCTACTATGATATTGTCACCAAGAATCATATTTTTGAAGAAGGATTGTCGCACAGAGAGTTACTTGACAGTCTACATAGACTGTGGTATAATACACACACTGGACGGATAGACTGTCCAGACACAAACTTATAAGGGATAGACTCTATGAAGAAGTACAATACTGCGGTTGTCATTGGTCGTTTTTCTGGCGTGGTCCATAAGGGTCACTCTGAACTTTTCAAGGCTGCGGCTAAGCTGGCAGATAATGTTGTCATTATCGTTGGATCGTCGTTCAAGGCTCGGGATTTCAAGAATCCGATGAGCTTCGATGAACGTAAGGCTATGATTGGAATTCAGCTTGATTCGATGGAGATTGATAATCATTCCATCTATGGCGTTCCAGACTATCTCTATGATGATGATGCATGGGTGTCGGAAGTGACCTCTGTCATCGAAAACGACAAATGTATTGATTCTTCATATAGTCGCAAGATTGCAGAGTCTAATATTATGGTGCGCGATACCGTTCTCGTTGGTTGCCATAAGGACAATTCGTCGTGGTATCTTGATCGTTTCCCTCAGTATGACTATGTTGAAATTCCAGTTTCCAACGGTAATGGAAAGGAACTCAACGCCACTGATATTCGCCATATGATCTACACCCAGCCCAATATCTATGACGCCAAGGATTTTGTGTCGTCTGAAGTGATGAATTATGTTCACCACTGGATGAATTCGACCGCGTGTTCCGATATGACCAAGAGCTATCTTATGAACCTTGACTATGCCAAGCCATATGTCAATCTTCCATATAAACCGACATTTGTTACTACTGACGCCGTGGTTTTCTGCAAGAGTCATGTCCTCGTAGTGGTACGAAAGGCGCATCCGGGTAAGGGTCTGTTTGCACTACCGGGTGGATTCCTTAATACTAATGAACGTATCCGTGATAGTGTTATTCGTGAACTTATTGAGGAAACGCGAATTAAAGTCCCACATACCGATCTCGTTATCAGTAAAATGAAGGAATTCGATCACCCGAATCGTTCACTTCGATATGGCCGTACAATTACTCATGCTGGTTTTATTAATCTTAAGTTTAATGGTATTGGACTTCCGAAGGTTCGTGGTTCAGATGATGCAGAACATGCACAGTGGGTTCCGCTGACCATGCTCGACCGAATGAATGACAAGTTCTTTGAAGATCATTATTCAATCATTAAGTATTTCCAGTTTAGACAGGAGCAGGTATGATGGTTTATATTGAGATGATCCTGTCAAAGATTAAGTATTTGGATTGGACGTTCGAATTGGATTCTAAACATACTGCATGGTCTGATACTCAAACTCGTGAAACTTCTCATATGATCCGTGTTAAGTTTAACGCACCGGATAATGACAATCCGTCAAATACAACGGAACAATATGGTCGTTGGTGGGTTCTACCCGACAATTTTACGGAATCTGATGTTATCCGTACTGCATGGAAAGCTATTGAGTGTGCGGTAATTCATGAAGCACAGGAACAATTCACATATAAGGGCGTTCGTGTGCTTGACCCTCATCGTGACCTAACTATCGTAGTGGAGAAAATTTAATGATTGAATTATCAACGGATGTATTGTCACCGACTGAGGGTATTATTCTCCACGGCTGCAATGCTCAGGGCGGATACGGTTCCGGTGTCGCTGGCGCAATTTCGGCAAAATACCCACAGGCCGCTAAGGAATATTTCAAACTATTCAAGGAACCAGTCGATCCACAGCGATTGATCGGTAAATGTCAGTGGGTTAAGATTAACGAAAATCTTTATATTGTCAATGCTTTTACTCAGTTGACAATGGCGAAGGTTTATGGTGATCGTGTTGCCATTCCAGAAATGATTGAAAAGGTACTGGAACGGACGATGTATGTTATGAAGAATTATGAATTTGTCGGTGATCTTCATGTCCCACGTATCGGATGTGGTCTTGGCGGACTGCGATGGGATGATGAAGTTAAACCAATCTTCGAAGCGTTCTCTGTTAAGCTTAAAGATAATTGCAATAAGGATTTGTACGTACACTTCATCGCTTGACATGTGAATGTGATTGTGGTATAATGTATCTAGGGTGGATAGACTGCTCTAGTTTCTAAATTTATAGGAGATAGACTCAATGATTAACGATAGCGTAACTCTTGGTGGTATCAAGCCGGTTTTTGTTGCAGATGGTTATAAGTATTCGCAGGCTTATCAGTATCCTGAAGGAACTGATCTGATTTATTCTTATGGCGAATCTCGTGGTGGACCGTTCGACCAGATGCGAGTCTTTGGTACGGAACTGTATGTCCGTCGATTCCTTATGAGTAAGATCACTCGTGCTGACGTTGATAAGGCACAGAAATATGTCGAATCTTTTGGTATGGTCTTTAACCGTAAGCTCTGGATGAAAATTGTTAATAAGTATAAGGGTTTTATCCCTGTTACGTTCTATGCCGTCCCTGATGGTACTGTCATTCCAATTAAGATGCCGATCTACGCTATCGAAGCTAAGGATGAATTCCATAGTATTGCATCCTTTCTTGAAAGTGGTGCACTCGGAAGTATCTGGTATCCTTCGACCGTTGCTACTATTTCATGGAGAATCCGCAACGTAATTCGTGAGTTTTATAACCTCACTGGCGGTATCGATGGAATGATCCCTTTCGCCCTGAATGATTTCGGTCTTCGCGGCGCTGGCTGTCCAGAACTCGCAACTATCGGCGGAATGGCGCATCTTCTTTCGTTTGAAGGTACCGACAATATCCCTGCCTTTATTAGCGCATGTGAACTGTTCGATGCCAAGCTCGCACCATCAGGCGTTTGTGCAAGTGAACACTCAACCATGACTTTCCTTGGTCGTGAAGGTGAATTCGCGCAGTTCGAAATGATGATCGACAAGTTCGCACACAAGGGAATCATGGCCGTTGTTTCGGATGGTTACGACTACTATAAGGCAGTAACCGAATTCTGGTGCAGTCCCCGTATCGTTGCCAAAGTCAAAGCGTCTGGTGCCAAGGTCGTTATTCGTCCAGATAGCGGTAATCCGGTCGATATTATCATGTGGACACTTGAAAAGCTTGCCGCCGCATATGGCAGCACTGTGAACGATGCTGGTTATTGGCAGATTGACGCTAGTATCGGTCTTATCTATGGAGACGGCATCAACGAAACCACTATTCGTGAAATCCTGAATGCCATGGACAAGGATGGTTGGGCTGCATCTAATATCGTATTTGGTATGGGTGGTGCACTTCTACAGGCTGTCAATCGTGACACTATGAAGTGGGCACAAAAGACTTCGTATGGATCGATTAATGGTGTCGGATTCGGTGTGTCGAAAGACCCAATTACCGATCCGGGGAAGAAGTCCAAGACTGGTCGTGTAACCACGCTGAGACTGGCTGATGGTAGCTATGCGGTCGGCGATAAGGATAATATCCCTGAAGGTGCGGTAGATATCATGCGCCCACTTTATGCATCAGGAGCTATCATGAATTTTCAGACTTTCACTCAGATGCGGGATAACGCACCATGAAACAGTATGAATTTGAGAGTGGTGTGACCATTCGCGGGACAGTTAAACGCGAATGGTCACAGAATGAAATCAAGAATGAGCCGATGTTATTCAATTGTTCACTTGGGTCTGCCTATAAATTGAGTGGACCCATTACTAAAGACATTATTGCGACGTTGCCGGATGATTGGCACGATACTCCCGTAGTCGTTGATTCACGAGTTCATATGCTTAAGAAGGGATATTACCCATGTATTCCCGGATTTCATCATGATGATGTTCCACGCTCACGTTCAGACGGTCAGCCAAATTATCACCGTCCAGAATATCGTTCAAAGCATTTAATGGTTCTTGTTAATGGTGACATTTGTCCGACAGAATTTGCATTAGGTGTCGCAGAATTTGATGAAGTTCCAGTTGGCCAGACAATTTATAAGGAATGGCATAAGACTGTAGTGAAGCATCTTGATGATGGAATTTTACAGAAATTTCATGCACCCGACCGTACATTGATCCAGTTCGATGATAGAACATGGCATCAAGGTACACAGGCTGTTGCAGATGGTTGGAGATTCTTCATCAGGTTTTCACAGAACACTGATAGGACGTTTAGCCCGACAAACGAGGTCCGTAGGCAGGTACAAGTTTATTTGGAAGCACCAATGGAAGGATGGTAGGAGAATGTAATGGGCGGAAACGCAATTAAAGATGCAAGACGTATCGATTATGCCGAGTTATGTATAATTGAGACTGAAATTAAGACGAAATTATCTCAGTTCGATGTTGATATGGATTGGGAAATTCCAGCGGCTTATCGAAAGAAAGAGACGTTCGGTGATATCGATATCTTAATCACATATAAATCGGATAACTGGAAAGATAACATCCTTAAAATTTTCCGTCCATCCCAGCATAGTTCTAACGGCAATTGTCTGTCTATTGATTATGACGGTGTTCAGGTTGATTTTATATACTATGAAACTTATAGTGAATTTCTGACCGCTTATAATTACTTTTCGTGGAATGATTTGGGTAATCTATTGGGTAGGGTTGCGCATAAAAATGGTATGAAATTTGGCCATGACGGGTTGTGGTTGCGCGTAGAATATGAAGGAACGTATCTAGGTTACGTGAAAGTGACCGATAATATGAAATCTATCCTGAAAATTCTAGGATATGATTATAAAAGATGGGCTATCGGGTTTGATACTCTAGAAGACATTTTTCAGTTCGTAGTGTCGTCCCAACATTTTGATCCTAGTAGCTACGAGTACGAAGCCTTAGATCACCAGAACCGACTGAGGAACAGGAAGCGTAAGGTCTATCAAGCATTCTTAGAATGGTTGAAGGATAAGACTTTTCCGTCACCGTCACCAATATATCTAGGTTTACACGATACTAATGTCTTCACTAAGAGGGATGCACTTATTGAAAACCATAAAATGCAAAAGTACCTAAAACAGTTCTTCAATGGAAATATTGTGACGGAGTTTACAGGACTTACCGGAAAGGAATTAGGTGAGTTTATGTCAGAATATAAGAATCAATATCAGAGTTTTGATGTTCATGTATTGTCAGAAATAGAACGGCATGGTAGTATGGAAAAAACTATAATGGAGTTTTATAATGCCAAGAAAGACTTACGAGATCGAACAGAATGTCCTTGATTTGTTACTGCAACATCCAACTAAGAATGTTATATTTCAAGATGAATCGGGAATGGTATATCATGTGCGCGATATTAAAGATGTTAAGCTGAATAGTAATTACAAGTCTAAGACAGATTTGATTATAACTGACCATCGGAACGAAGATTTCAGAATTTCCGTAAAGAAGACGAATTCTCATCGATGGGAATCATCAGACACATCGATGAAAGATTTATCCTTAAAATTTATAGAAAAATTGAATGAGTGGGATATTCTAAATTATGATGGTGCCAGACTTGCGGTAGAGTACGCGGTCAAGTTACCAGATCATTACGAGGATCGTTTAGTTTTTGGAGACGCAGATTGTGTGATAATAGTGAAAGATATTGAAGATTTTGCAACGGATATTCCGAGATCAACTTCACGGTTTTTCGGGACATTTCTCCCAGTAGGAAAGAAATTACCAGAGGATCAAGAGCCATATCTCTTATTAAGAAACGATAGATTTAGACGAACGTTCAAGGATTATCCCGGTGTTAGATGTGAAGTCGTCAAAAAGGCCAGATTAACACCGAACACGTTAATCGTAAATTATTCTGATGTGATGCCTTGACATATTGGAATAAATGTTGTATAATCACAGGGCAGTAAATTAAACTTTCAACTAGGAGTAGATTATGAGCAATTCAGTAAACCTTCGCCCACAGGCCAAGACCGTCCTAAGCCATCTGAATCGTGGCAAGGAACTTTCACCAGCACAGGCACGTTCACGCTATGGCATCGCCTGCCTATCTCGTTCGATTAGTGAAATCCGCGCTGCGGGTGTCAACGTGAAGACACGAGAAAAGCGTGACGGCTCAGGCGTCATGTACTTCATCTAAGGATGATAAGGGGAATGGTGAATCACCATTCCCCCTATTTTATGAATATTAATCATTACGCAACAAGATTTAAACAATTACAATTACTGGCAGATTCGTCTACGTGCATTCGTCGTGGTGTTGCTGCGATGGTCATAGATGAGGAAACGAATCATCCTCTGGTTGACGGCTATAACGGTACGATGCCCGGTGACAGTAATACATGCTCTAATATTCACGGTAAATGCGACCGTACTATATTCAATGTACCATCAGGTACTAGATATGACATTGGGTGCTATCATGCCGAACGGTCATGTATCTATAGAGCAGCAGAATTTGGCATTGCCTTGAATGGTAAAACCATGCTAATAACAGAGGTTCCATGTCTAGACTGCGCAAAGGCAATTGCTAGAGTTGGGATCAAAAAGGTCATTCACCGAAATAGTGACTGGATTGATGCAGAAGGACCAAAGTATCTAATCTCCAAGAACATAGAAGTGTGTGATTTACAAACAATTATAGGAAATATAAAATGAAAACAAGTGTGTTTATCGGCTTCGTTACAAAGGGTTGGTTAAATGTTGACTATCGTAAAACTGACGGTAGTGTTCGTAAACTCAAATTGACCGCAAGTCCATTTGTACATGGAACTAATGGTATTGATTATATTGGGTGCGAACAGGATGAGTTGGTTTCAGTATATTCTGATGAGCATGGTGGAATTATCACAGTATATCCAGCGAATATCATCGCATCCACGTTTGAGCCTCTTGATGTCAAGAACCTATCACTCTCAACTTCCACGGTGACACAGCAGGATGTTATTACGGCTATCAATAATGCGCCGTGGTTAGAACCAGTAACCAAGCAGTATTGCGTATCTGATCTAGATTGCGACTGCACTACTTCCACATATTTTACAGTAGAAGAAGCAGTAAAGGCTTATGTAGACGTATATTGCGGTGGTGTTGTTGATGACGAAGAAACTCTCAATGTTCTTCAGGTTGTCAAGAAGGTAAAAATTACACCTAACCGATCATATGGCATCGAGGATGTGACCTAATATGGCAAGACCTAAGTTAGAAGATCAGGTAATTGATCTTAATACCATCGACCAATTAAACAAGTCTATTGATCTTGGTATGAAACATAACTATAGGTTTCAGAATGGTGAGCCAATTCAGTTAACATCTGAATTGGCATCATTCGTGAAACGTAAGTTGATGGAACATAAACCAGCTAAGCGTATTGAATATATTAACCGTATGATGCATTCAGCTACGGCATTCCATTCAGCATTGACCGAATTGTTCTGAGGTAATCATGATACATGTAATTGGTAAGGGTAGTATCTCAGCGAAGATTGTTGCCGATTCTATTAGTGCATATGGTAAGAGAATCACGACCTTTGAACTGGAATATCCTAGATTTATTCATTCTGAGTTTACGACTCATCGAATGATTTCGAAAAATGCCGCATCTTCAAGAGCTATTCCTGTTAATAAGATGATTGAAAATATCATCGCTAATACAGCAATGCCGATTCATTGGGGTAAGAATCAGCCCGGAATGTCAGCAAAGGAAGAATGTGACCAGATGTTTAATTTGTCTTGGGGGCATAGTGATGAAACGATGTATCCTCTAAACACCAGAGAGGACATGTGGAGAGAATCACGTAGTTTTGCAATATATGTTGCAGAAGCTTTCAGTCGTGCCGGTTATCATAAACAGATAGTAAATCGTTTATTGGAGCCTTATCAATTCATGAAGGTTGTTGCCACAGCCACAGAATGGGACAACTTTTTCTGGCTCCGTGACCATGAAGATGCACAACCAGAAATTAGAGAATTGGCAAGAGTCATGTTGCTGGCGATGAATCAATCTAAGCCTGTAATCCTGTATGAAACAGAATGGCATATGCCATATTTTGAAAATGGATACTGGAAAGAGCATTTTTCAAATAATACTCTTGAAGAAGCATTGATGATTTCGTCATCATGTTGCGCCCAAACATCATATAGAAAGTCCGACGACAGTCTAGAAAAGGCTATCATTGTGTACAATAAACTGGTAGAATCTAAACCAGTACATGCAAGTCCTTTTGAACATCAGGCAAAACCTATGAAACACATTTCTAGTGCGAATGACGCAATGAATATCGCAAAGTGGGAAGCAGGTGTTACGCATTTGGATTCATCGTTCAGATTATGGTCAGCCAATTTTTGTGAATGGGTCCAGCATAGAAAACTTATTAACAATGATGATTGTAAAAATTATTCAGGTATATTAAAATGACACATATTTTTTGGGATATGGATATGGTACTGTGCGATTTGCATGGTGTCTTCCATAAAGAAACTGGACACTTGATCAAAGAGGGTGATTTTCATCCCGATGACATTTTCTATCCATGGTTTGAGAAATTTGTCGAGGAAGGTAGAATGGCGACGTTACCAGAAATGCCAGATTTTTATGACATGGAAAGTCTGTGTATAGAATTCCATGGTAAGGGATATGTCAATAGAATCATGTCATCGTCCACGAACAGACCGTATGCCGATAAAGTCATTGAACAGAAAAAATGGTGGCTGAAGCCTACGGCATTCGATAAAATCGAACAGATTTTTGTCAAGGGGGCCAAAATGAAAAGTCAGTGGTTGATCGATTCTGGTCTTAATCCATCAGAATGTATCCTGATTGACGATTTTCATGGTGCTGGACAGCCGTGGGCTGATGCTGGTGGTATTTGGATCAAGCATGTGTCATACAAAGACACTTATAATCAATTAAAGGAATTGGGACATGTATAAGCAGGTAGAAATTAAGATTTTAGATGGTAGAGCCAGCGTTCCTTCATATGGTACGATTGGGTCTGCCGGATTAGACTTAAAGGCGATGTTAGACGCCGTTGATAGTCGTGATGGAAAGGTTCTATTACCGAATACAAGTCATATGATTGGCACAGGTATTGCTGTTAATATGATGGATAAGGGCATGGCAGCAGTAATCCTACCGCGCTCAGGACTCGGTTCTAAGGGTCTTATTTTAGGTAATAGTGTTGGACTTATCGACTCTGATTATCAGGGCGAATTGAAGATTTGTATGTGGAACCGCACAAATGAAACTAAGTATATAAGTCAAGGTGATAGAATTGCGCAATTGGTTTTTGTCCCTATTATTCATGCCGATTTTAAGGTTGTTGAAGAATTCGGGGAAACGACCATCAGAGGTACAGGTGGTTTCGGATCAACCGGAATTAGCGGACCACTACCATAAAACCGACGAACGGTATTGACAGCCTGATCCATGAGTGATACAATACACTCATGGATCACTTAAGAGGGTAAGATGAAAGCAATTATTGTTGCTAAGAATGACATTGGTCGTACAGATAAGATTTTCCCGCTGCTTTGCTTCGCTTCATATAAGCAGGCGGAAGTAAAGTACCTAACAGAGCATTGGAACCGGATTGTTTTTGATAGTGACGTATATGACACCGTGCTATGTTTTCACTCTATGAGTGAGGCACCACCATCAGATAAAATTAAGTTGATCCATTCTTTCGGTGGATTCGTGTATTTTCATTCCGAACAGATCGACACCACGACTACATTCGGTCGTATTCGCACTAACGCAAAGTGGATGCTATAATGAAGGATAAAGATAAGGATAGTTACGGTAAGAGTTCGCGTGAAAACTGCACTCGTCGTAAGTCTGTCACCAAGAAAGATGTCATGACTGACCCTATTATGAAAAAGGGTCATACCCATCTTAAGGAACATAAGGCAAGTCGCACTAATAATAAAACAATGCTTCGCGGTCTTGATATCGAGACTGCCGAAGATTTCGATGAATTCTATCTCAGGGATATTGAATGATTATAGGTATTTCAGGTAAAGCTAGAAGTGGTAAAGATACTGTATGTGGAATGATACAGGATTATCTCCCAAATTCTCACAGGTATGCATTCGCCGATCCTATCAAAGATGCGTGCAGAGTGATATTTAGCTGGACAGATGAACATCTTTATGGTAATCTTAAGGAAGTCGAAGACCCATTCTTTAAGATTTCACCGCGTAAGGCACTACAGACGTTAGGTTCCGAATGGGGCCGTGACATGATCAACCGTGACCTGTGGTTATTGGTTGCTGAGAAGTTCTGTAACGAGCATGAACACGTAATTATTCCTGACATTAGATTCCAGAATGAATACGACTGGATTAAGAATAATAACGGTATCATTATTCATATCGAACGTCCGGGTATTCTCATTGAATCATCGGCTCATCAATCGGAATCACTTGGTCTTACTAAGATGATCGATGACTATTACATAGTTAATAACAGATCACTTGACTGGTTGAGGTCTGACGTTAAGCGAATTGTTGAGGATTTACCTCTATGAATTCCGTGATTAGATATGTTCTATATCAACCGGAACATGATGCATTTCTTTCAAAAACTGCAAGGAAGGGTTTGAAATATGCAGAGGTAATGATGGACTTGAAACAGGCAAGTCTTGTTGCAAATTCTTATGGCTGTAAGATAAGAGCAGTTCGTATGGAGCTTGTCGATGGTGATATTGAACCACTTGACAATCCACAGGACAATGTGTACGATATAGAAGTTACCAATACAGAGGTGGCGACTACAATTTAATTTATGAGGATGTCTAGTGAAACTTAATTATGCGGCTGACAACGTGCAGATTTTTGGTGGTGAAGATGACACTACCAATTATACGATTCAGGGAAGTGCTAAGATGTTCCAGATTCTATCGTCCGGTGTTTATTCGGACAAGATTCTGGCAGTAGTTCGTGAAATTTCATGTAATGCATACGATAGCCATATTCAGGCGAATAACGTAAAGACACCAATTGATGTGCATATGCCGACATCTTGGGAAAACTGGTTCGCCGTCCGCGACTATGGCGTTGGTATGTCAGAAGAAACTATTAAGAAGGTTTATACTTCTTATGGTAATTCAACCAAGACCGACAGTAACGAAATGACCGGCGCACTTGGTATCGGTTCGAAATCACCATTTGCTTACACCAAGTCTTTCACTATCACTTCCATTTTCGATGGAATTAAGTCAGTCTATTCCGCTTATATCGGTGATGATTATAAGCCTAAACTGTTAAAGATGACTTCGGTTGAAACTACCGAAAATAATGGCGTCGAAATTAAGGTACCTGTTGAAGCAACGGATCGTTATAAGTTCGTCGAGGCTGGTTCTAAGGTGTATCGTTGGTTCGATACGAAACCGAAGCTGAACGTGACCATCGATATTCATGATCCACTCGCAGGATTACGTGTACTATCCGATAAGGATGGTATGAAGATTACATATTCAGTGAATTCTTGTGCCCATTGGGCAAAGCAGGGTACTGTTGCATATCCAGTGAACGTTGCTAATTTTAGACATCTTTTGAGTGATAATGTTTTTAGTGCGATGACCTATACGTCCACAGTTGTCGAGTTTGATATGGGCCAGTTGGACATTACAGCTTCACGAGAAGCATTGTCATATGATATTGTGACTCAGCAGAATCTTGCAGATAAGTATGAAAAGAGATATAATGAACTTATTGCAGAAATTCTGACGAATCTTGGTAATGAGCAGTATTACTTTGACTGTGTTCTGAATTATCAGACAAACCGAGAGTTCTACAATCGGATCGGAGTAACGAAAAATTACATCCATAAGAAGTCCGGTCGTGTCGCAACTGAACGAAACGTAAATCTTGGTGATCTGGTAACTAAAATCGTAACTAAGGCAGCAGTTCCACCAACAGTTACAACTCCACTTATTCCTGAAGAATGGCACTATAATGCAGAAATGCAATATGGTTATTACAGAAGCAATAAGTTTAAGGTCGCAGGTTACGGAAACAGTGGTTGGAATTATGTAATCGATAACGTTCCGACTAAAATCTTTATCGTGGATGGAAATTTGAAGTTGTCTGAGAATCAGATTGCCGGAAGAATCCAGACCGCTATGGGCAGCGATTATATCAAGTTTTATGTGATGAGGGTTGCCATCGGACAGAACGCAGCCAATTTTAAAACTGAAATTGATAAATTGATCGACGCAAGTTCTTCAGTTGTTATCGAAGTTGGATCATTGCCGAAATATGTCACTCAGAGAGCCGCATACACGAAGACCACATATGCTGCTAGTGTGTTCACCACGTACAATAACGAGTGGGCAAAGGAAACCGTTGTAGAGTCGGTTGTACCAAATACAAAGACATACTATATGGATATTTCTATGGCGGGTAGAGACAAGTTTAAGCACATGAATATTGAAAGGTTCGTGAGTGCGATGATCACTCTGCATAAGCACGCATATCCAAATATTGATATTCGCGTTGTTGGTCTTAATAAAAATCAGGCAAAAAATTTGGGTGCTACATGGGAAAATCTGGAAGAACACGCTGTTAATATCGTTCAAGACTTCCGAAAAATTAAAGCCGCTAGCATTGCTATGAGAGAATATTATCACAAATATGATCAACTCTTCAATTCACATTTGTTGAACACCCACACTACTCATCTGTGGAATTTTATTGTGAAATATGCTGTCAATGGTGATCTGTTGTGTGCGGACAAAATTGATAAGTTCGTGAATTTTTGTAATGCTAACGCAATTAGTAATGCAGATCACGACAAATATCTGGCGATTAAGGGTAGTAGTATTTGTCGTGATGTAGTATTCGACAATACCGACATTGACAATAATCATAAATTGATCCATGATATGTATGTCGGTATTCCGAAGCTGCCAAAACTTGCCAGCATGATCAATAATGTTGTAGATAAAGATGCCGCCACGGAACTCGTACAGTTCCTTAACCTTTACATGAAATAAGAGGTAAATATGATTAAGAGTAAAAAGAAGATTAACGCTATTTTGACGAGTAGCACCCTTGAAATCACGTTCACAAGTGATGCTTCAACTGCATCGATTGCCAGATCAGTGACAAATTTCCCATCTTTCATTGAGGCATTGAATGACGATGATGAAAAGGCTCTACGACTATTAGTCGATGCAGCAAGCCGAATTCGCTCAGTGAACGGAAACATTCGTATCGACGGCGAAAACGTGTTCTATAAGGATCACCAGATTCACGGTACGTTCGTTGATCGTCTGCTTGAATATAGTGGCCTTAAGCTGGAAACGTCAGCTATTATCGGCTTCATCGAAAAGTTGATGCTGAATCCGTCATTCAAGGTCATCGAACACTTGTATACGTTCCTAGAGTATGGTAAGCTACCTCTTACTGAAACGGGCAACTTCCTAGCATACAAGGTGGTCCGTGGCGACTATCTTGACAAGCATAGCGGAACTATGGATAATAGTGTCGGCAAGGTCGTTACCATGAACCGCAGTCAGGTAGATGATGAACGAGATAACACCTGTTCAAGTGGTCTGCATTTCTGTTCGTTTGAATACATCAAACATTTCCTAGCATCATCAGGTGATCGTATTGTTCTGGTGGAAGTGAATCCTACGGATGTTGTTTCTATCCCACGAGATTACAATAACACTAAGGCACGCTGTTGCGGTTACACTGTTGTTGCTGATGTTACAGACCAGATGACATACGGTACAAAGCCTGCTAAAGTTATGACGCAGACCTTTGTTCGTGACGGTTGGAGCAACTGAGAAAGATGTTGACAGCCAGTATGCAATAGGGTATACTGGCTGTGTTGTAGAGTTAGGGCGTGTAGCTCAATTGGTCAGAGCACGAAACTCATAATTTCTTGGTTGTCAGTTCAAGTCTGACCGCGCCCACCACTAATATGTTATCCAGAGATTTAATTATGAAAGAACTGTTTGACGCTGAAGGTAACTACACCAAGCTCGCCTTATCTTTCGAGCTTCGTCTCCGGGACACTCCAATACTCGATCTTATTGCATATGCAAGAGAACAGTGTTATGATATGCGTCATGCAGAATACATCATCACTTCGGCTATTCAGGAATCGTTTCTCATCGAACGCCTTAAACACCGAAGTTCTACAAATTAAAAGGCTTTATAGCTCAACGGTAGAGCAGTCATCTCTAAAATGATCAGTCAGGGTTCAAATCCCTGTGAAGCCACCAGTTTCAAATATGTATGAGGTTTATATGGAATATATTCTAGTTTTATTTTTGTATGTCGGGATTTTTGGCGACAGTGATTCTGTCACAGTCACAAATATTCCCGGATTCCATTCAAAGGAATCGTGTATGCAGGCCGGAAAACTTGCTGCTCCATTGGTTGCAAATACTAAGAAGGAATTGAGTTTTGTTTGCCTTCCACGAGGTAATTAATGTTAATTAAACAAAATGCAGTGAGACATGTTCCGACTGGCGAGATTATCGTTTCTCGTCATCGACATGATTATGCAACATCTAAGGATGGTAAGTATTTTCTGGATGGCGGTACGGATTACACCAGAACCAATATTCCTCGTGAAAATAGGGATTGGGAATGGTTGACAATCAACAGCCAGTATGATACGATTGTTGAAATGAAGGAACGGTTTGTGTGGGGTAGTCGTGGTAAGAATGGTGATCAACCACTTACCTACAATCTGATGAAGGACTTGACAGAAGATCATCTACGTGCTATCATCACTCATATCATGGAAGTTCATGGTAATGATGAAACGAAGTATATCAATGAGCCAGCTTATGTTATTGCCGATGCTATTCTTTGGGATAAATTTGTAGCAAAAACAGAAGCTTGCAGAGAATTGAGTAAAAATATCGAAGAAAGTGCTTGACACCGAGATAATCTTTACTATATACTGTACACACATTGATGAAGAATAAAATGCTCAAAGAGTTACTTGATAAATTAGTTGGACAATTGCCGGGAGTTGATTCCTTGGCCAATTTTCCGGCATCTGTATTGAGTAATATAAAAGTTATTTTGTTGTCAACCGCAGTAGTAGTTTCAGTTGTTATAGTGTATAATCTAGTGACCTAACTCTAATCTGTATTTTGAGAAGGCCACTAAGAGATAAAACTCTGGTGGCCTTTTTAGTTTGAGAAGAAAGTTGTTGACAGATGCATTGTAGTGTGGTAGAATAGCTGAACAAGATAAGAATAAAACGGGTAATGACCAAATCGTCTAAGTGCAATGCTTACCGAAGGTCACTTACGGAACTTGACCATATGATGAATATGGTTACCGCGCTATGGGGAATACTTCCACTTTATGTGGACTCTCCGTGAAAGTATAGTTGCATGTTACCTCGAAACATGCTATATTGGACTGGGTTATAAGTTGACAGCCGATGAATATTAACTTATCGTGGAGTGCGACTGCCGGTGAAATTAAAAGCGCACAACGTTAACATGACCGGCTTAAGTTCGTAACATAAACCACTATCTTGCTCCATGCTTGAGCCAGTGGGTAACGGGGATTAGAGGTTCACCCGTATTTTTATAAGGATGGTCTTCTAATCAAGAACGTTAATTCAATGCTGGTATAAACTCCAGCCCATCCACCAAGTTTTGCCTGTATAGGTTAATGGTAGACCCCCGGCCTTATACCCCGGTTTAGCGCCAGATTAGCGCACAGTCTTGGTTCGATTCCAAGTACAGGCACCAATTACGTTTTTCGGTATCGCATAACCGTCCAGTTTATTCAGTCTGAGTTGTTACGGTAGCATCAAGGTTTTGGAAGCCTTGGGCGTGGGTTCGACTCCCACCAGACTGACCAATTAATCCGAAATTAGCTCAGTCTGGTAGAGCACTTGCTTTGGGAGCATGGGGTCGCACGTTCAAGTCGTGTATTTCGGACCAGTTTCAATGGTTGCGTGCCAGAGTGATCTAATGGCGTTGCCTGCAAAGCAAATGTATCGTTGGTTTGAATCCAACCGCAACCTCCACTAATTAAAGGTATTAAAATGACACCAGAACAATTTTGCTATTGGTTACAGGGAATGTTGGAAGTAGATTCACCAACAGTTCTCACACCTAATCAAGTGAAAGCGATTAAAGATCATTTGGGAACAGTGTTTAATAAAGTGACGCCGAAGTATCCATTCGCTCCTATTAATCCTATTCCGGTATGGCAAAATCCTCACATAACTCCGTTTGCCATACCACCGATGTTGTTTCCGAAATGTGAAACTCCGGTAGATTTTCCGGGAGCAGTACCCAAAACATATTGTTAAGAATTATAGAACGTTGACAGAGTTTGGTTTATTGTCGCACCCTGCTAAGGTGATGGTTCCGAAAGGGACACTAGGGTTCGAATCCCTAACGTTCTGCCACGACTAGAGGAAAATGTTGGTTCGAATCCAACCACGTTCAGTAAGATCGTAGTCGTCTAAGGGAAAGGACATCTTCGTTTTAAAAATGGATAGGTGGACATTGGTACGTCGCACTGTCTTGAAAACAGCCGCCTTACGTGAGTAGGGTTGTCAGTTCAAATCTGGCCCTATCCGCCACTATTATTAATTATGAGGATATTATGACAGAAGAAACTAAGTACACCACCGAAGACGGTTATGAATATAGCTATGATACTTCAACTGGCACTCTCAAGTGCAGTTATGAGACATTTATCGAAGGTCTGACCGAAATTGAAGATGTTATCGAAGACCAGCGTCGTTGGATGACTATGTATCGCCGTGTAGTTTCTGTTAATATTGATGGTGTTGAACGATACTTTAGATTGTATTATGATATGGCTTCAACCGAAAATTCGGGCGATAATGAATATTCGTTCAGAGATATGATTGAAGCGAAGGAAGTGTTTAAGAAACAAATCCTAACTTATGTTTACGAATGATTAATACGGTCGTCTTCCAATGGTAGGATCACGGACTCCAAACCCGTCAATGTCAGTTCGAATCTGACCGACCGTGCCAAATAGGTGATTTATGACAGAAGAAGAAACCAGACAAGCTTTTAAACAAGCTTTTGAAATTTTAGACAGAATTGATAAAATGTTAACAGAAATTGAACTTCGATGTGAAGAACGAATGAGGTTGACAACGAACGCTTCATGATGTATAATAGATTCACGACGCGCTGATAGCTCAACTGGATAGAGTCAACGGTTTCTACCCGTTAGGTTGGGGGTTCGAATCCCTCTCGGCGCACCAATATTTGCCTCTGTGGTGGAATGGTATACACAGAAGACTTAAAATCTTCCGCCTTCGGGCTTGTCGGTTCGAATCCGACCAGAGGTACCAAGTTAGTTGTAAATAGTTTTAATTGGGGGTATAGTATAGTTGGAAAAATGGTTGCCTTGCACGCATCAGTCGCCAGTTCGATTCTGGCTACCTCCACCATTTAATGCGTCTATGATCTAGTGGCTATGATGACTCACTGTCGATGAGTACGTCGGGGTTCGATTCCCCGTAGACGCGCCATATTGTTACAAACGTTAGAGATTCCACGTTACGGGTCTGAAGGTTGACAGTTACTTCATTATGAACTGTCAAGAATTTTGCTAGAGTAATTCAATTGCGTAGAATGGTCCCCCGATTAGGGATTCATGTCGGTTCGAGTCCGGCCTCTAGTACCATTGTTATATTGCAGGGAAGTGGATAAGACCCATGCGAGCCTCATAAGCTTGAGAACCGGAGCGTTACCGGCGACTGCTACTTTTATACCCTGATATACACTCTCGCTACGAACGAGTTGAAATGTTAATTGGATACATGCGGGTTCGACTCCTGCTCAGGGTACCAAACAAAGTTGTTGACAAACTAACCCGATGATGATAGAATAGTCTCATCAAGTTTAGGAGAAGTTTCATGGATTGTGCCGAAGTTGTTAGTCAAATGTCTGTTAAATATGGAAGTAGGCTTACAGAAACTCTCAACATTCTAATGAAACCAGAATGTTTGGAATGTGGATACCTCATGAATAAGGCAACGAAACACTACAGATGCAATGTTGTTGGATCATGTCCGGCAGCAACACTTTCGGATAGAATCATAAATTCCATCAATGATGTTGTAACGTATAAAACCGTCCTTAGCTGAGATAGATTAGCGCGATGTTGAAGCCATCGAGACACCTGTGCGATTCGGGTAGGGCGGACCAAATTAGTTTTAAATAGTTATATGCACATGGGCGCAAATGGACAGCGGAGCGGCTTTCAACCGATTGCTAGTGGGTTCGATTCCCATCATGTGTACCAATTTTAAGGGTAAGTATACCGTTAAGGAGACGGAGCAGTCTGTAAAACTGCGGCTTAAATGCTCGGTGGGATCGTTACCCACATTACCCACCAA